TCGCTAGTTCACGTGGTGCATTCCAACCAAAAGAAATGAAAGTAGTTGGACAAACTTATGAAAAATTAGAAGCGTTCCTAGCTGAAGTACAGAAACAAGCAGAAGCAGCGAAGGCCGCACAAGGACAATAAAATGGCTACATTAAAACATGTAGGTAGAATTAAATCAACAGGCAAACGAGTAGTCGTTGCCTATAGAACACTACCTGGTGATGCGCATCACGCATTAGTAGTACTAACAGAAGGACTAAGCGATAGTTATCACAATGCTCTTATTAGTGCTGTTGAAAGCAATGCTGGTCAAGAAGCAAACGAATTTGCTGAAGCAATGGATCGTACACAAACTCCAGATGGCTACAATATGCTACATGCATTCCATAGTCAAGGTAAACTAGTAAAACTACCTACAGCTGATGTTGAAATGTTGCCAAGTCCCGGAGTAACTGTATTGTTAAGCGAATTGAATCAGATTATTGCTGAGCAACGCGGTGTTCCAGTAGACGAACTATCAGTTAAGCCAAGCGAAGCTGAATTAAAACGTCAAGCAAAAGCTACAGAAGCACGTACACGTGATCTCGGCGAACCAGCGGCTGCTGAAAGTGATACATCTAAAACAACTAGCTCAAGTATTAATGAGTCAATTGATCTTGATATCCCAGATAGCCCAACTGCTACTCCAGAATCAAGAGCAAAACAATATCGTAGTCAAGCTGACAAATTAGCTAAACAAGCGGCAGAGTTCCGTAGAAAAGCTGAAGAATTAGTTCCTACAGTTAAGAAGAAATCTAAAGACGCTGCTTGATAATGACATCTAAGGGAAAAAATCTTCCCGAGGATGTCATAAAACATTGGCCAGAAATATTTGGTGAGGTTCATTTAAATGTGATGCCTCTTAGGTATCTCCATACCGTTCTGGTTAATTTTAAGGATGGCAAAACTTGGGAAATTAAAATAACAGCCGCTGCTCGTAAAGAAGGGTGGGCTACCTTTGAAAAGACCTTAAGTGAACTTTGTAGAAGTTATGAATCTAGTATCGAAGATATTGATTTTAAATTAGACACAGATTTACTTAAAAAGCATGTCGAACAAAGCACACAACAATTTTTAAAGAAAAGAAAGTTATAAATGAATGTTCGATTACTCAGTTACTCCCAACCCACACAGGAATTTGCAGATTTGGGCATCCAAGATGCGCAGGAACTCATTGCGTATTGCGCCCGTGTCAGCAATCCCAGCAATCAACTTAACACCGAAACATCAGCAAAACTCATCCAATACCTCATCAAACACCAGCACTGGAGCCCACTCGAAATGGTCTCAGCCTGTATTGAAATCACCACAACAAGAGATATTGCAAGACAAATCCTTAGACATAGAAGCTTCAGTTTCCAAGAGTTCAGTCAGCGATATGCTGACCCTACTAAAGACTTGTCGTTTGTACTGCGAGATGCGAGAAGACAAGATCTCAAAAATAGACAAAACTCCGTAGAGCTAGACTTAACGAATGATGCAGATCGATTCCTTGCTACGCAATGGGAAGAAATGCAGAAACGAGTTACTAGAGAATCATTAAATGCATATGAATGGGCTATTAGTGCTGGTATTGCTAAAGAGCAAGCACGTGCTGTATTGCCAGAAGGCTTAATTGAAAGTCGTTTATATATGAATGGTACACTGCGTAGCTGGATACACTTTATTGAGCTACGTTCAGCTAATGGCACACAAAAGGAACATCAAGAAGTTGCTATTGCCTGTGCAAAAGTTATTGCTGAGATCTTTCCAATGACCACTGATCTTTTAGCCAAGTAAAATCATTTATTTTAGAAAGTGCCACTGGATCAGTGGCATTTCTTTCACCGTATTCTCTGCCTTGAATAGCACCCATATATGCATGAGCACCATATGGCACATCTTCATTTAATTGGCACCATGCATCTAATCGAGACAATGCTTCTTCGTTATTAATTACTGCCAATTTACAACACTCTCTAAATGCACTGCGCCACGTACTAAATGAACTTGTATTAAATGCAGTAATATTACTTACAGTATCAACTACTTTAAATTTATTACTAATATTCATAGTCATATCCATCGTGCTTGTATTCATATCAATAGTAAGCTGTTTTGGAAATAACTTAACACCACCGTATCCGTATTCTAAATTGTTAATAGGATTTCGGCTGCGCCAAACATGTACCATATTTTGATCATAGTACGGAACTTGATAATTGAAATCAAAGTCTTCAACTAGTTCTGCATCTGCATCGACTACCCAAAACATATTAGTAGTAGATAATTTAGCAGCTTCAATATGAGCATTATGTATTCCCACTACCCCGTTAATTCTGTGAATATTTCTGTGGGGTGATCTAGATTTTAATTTTTCAAAGTTGCTATCAGCAAACTCTTCATAATATGAGATAAAAACAATATCAAATAGATTAGGATCGCTAGCTATAATATCTATTTCTTTTTTGTTTATAAAAAATCGATTGTTTATTTCTCTACTAGTTATTTTATGTTTTTTTGGAACTAAGCATATACCGTCATAATATTCGCCATTGCGAAACACGTGTACTACTGTTTGATCATAATACGGCACTTGATAATCAAAATTAAAAGAGCTAGATACTATTAAATCATTCCATACAACCCAAAACATATTAGTTTTAGAACTAGCTAGTGCTGTTTGATATTCTTCAAATGTACTAACATAAAAAATATTATAGGGCTTTGGTATACTTGCTAGTATATCTACTTCTTTTTTGTTGATAAAAAATCTGTAGTCTAATTCTCTATTAGTTATTTTATTTAATTTTGGAACTAGGCATACTCCGTCGTAGTACTTGCCGTTTCGAAATACATGAATAAATTCCTGGTCCCATTCGGGAACTTTGTATTCAAAATTAAAACTGTCTAGTATTTCTAAATTATCCCACACCACCCAAAACATTTTTGTAAATGCTTTTTTAACTGCCTGATCAAATGCTGTACGAATATTATCTGTAATTATGACACGTTTAATTAATGGAAATCTTTCTTGTAGCTTAGAAAAGGCAGCACGCGAGTGATCTGTATCAGAGCAAAGAAATATAATATCATACACGACGAATTATCCTCGGAGTATTTTGATATACTGTTTTAAAAAACTTACTACTATCTGGGTCGAGATCCGATATTTCTAACTTAGAGTTCTTGATAAGTTCTCGTCCATAAAATTTACATAAGTCGATTTGTGCGTCTACGTCTTTCTGTTTATGATTATCATTCCAGTAGGTTGTTAAATATTCAAAATCGCGAACATTAGCATAGTCCCAATCCGTGCAGTTAGTTAAGTATGCACCTTCACGTGCTCCTAACATACTATAAAACCCATTTTCTACATCAGTGCCAACTGAACACCATACTAGGAGTCTATGATAATTTTGCCACCAAATAGTTTTAAGATCTTTTACCTTGGCACCTTGATCTAATGACATTTTTACACCTTCACGGAACCCTGCCCTCCATGCTTGGAATGGAGTAGCATTAGTATAACTTTCACTATAATTTTCATTAAACTGATAGTATCGATCATCAAAACAAAACTCAACTAGACCCTTAGTGTCAGAGGGATCTGAATTTTCATGGGTTCGCATTTCATTTACAAACTTACGAGTCCAAAGTTTTAAACCACCATTGCCGTACATGAGTCCGTTAACATGAACACGGCCGCACCAACTAAAAACATTTTCACTGGTTAATCCCAGTGCATCTAAGTCTATATTAACTTCTAAAAATTTAGGATCTACAATATTATCAGCATCTACAGTGACAAAGTATTCAGTTTCGCTAAGTGCGGCACAGGCTTTATGTGCGGCATCACTGCCTTTAACTCCGTGAACACGTTTAGCCCAGGGTGCTTTTGATAATAAATCTGCATAATTTTTCTCAGCATTTGGTTCATCATAACTTAGAAATATAATGTCTTGTTCTATAATTTTAATTGGATCACTCATTTACTATCCTTAATTTATAGCTTCTAAAAGCTATCTTTGAGCTAATTGAAATCTTAGTTATGTCTTGTTCTAATTTACTTTCAAATGGTACTTTTATTTTATCATTATTTACTAGCAGTTGCACATCTAATGGGATTGTTCTAATTAAAAAATCAAAGTCTGTTTCCAGTGTTACAAAAAATATCACAGTTGAAATAATCAAATTGTCATTAATAAATTTTTTATATACAGGATCCAAACTAATATACCATGCTTGATCTGGGCTATTCCATTCAACAGTGCAATCTGTTTTTGCTTTCTTTTCTGTGATCCACTCGAATAGATTATTTTTGAAAGCATACCCTTGATCTGTTTTCTGCACAATCGCAAACTCAGTCTTTCCATCAGCCGTACGCTTATTACCAACTAGATAATCACCAAACTTATATTCACCTGAAATAAACGGATCGGCATCCTCACGTGTAATTTCAATATAATGTTGAAAGGTAGGATTCTTTGCATTTCCGACACAGAGAATTCCACCAGATTTTTTATCGTAGTGTAGATAAAATTTTATCGGTTCGACTTTATTTTTTCTTTTTGCCATCTAATGTATTCTCTAATCTTGTAACTATTTCTTTACTTAAAAAATCTTTCTCTACATAGTGAAATAATTTAGTCTGTTTAATATTGCCTACTATTAAATTACCCTTGGTATTTAAAACAAACGGTACAGTATCTTGCCAAGTCGCTGGCAATGGTTGCCAACCTTGTATAGCAGGTTTCATATGTATAAATTCTAACGGGCTAGATTCGTCTATAATATGCTGATGCCCACCCATTATTTCTATTGCGACTGCCGAAGCTAAATCCATACTTAACCAATTTTGATAATCCACAGGAGCAAACTTAGTCCATGACCATTCCCAATTATTACAGACAAATTCTAATACTTTATAAAACTCTAATGCCAGTTGACTTTTCTTAAAATAATGTAATGCAAAATATGGATTAGTTAGATTATTTGAACGAAATGCTTTGCGATATACTGTATCATTTATTGTTTCTAATTTATAGTTTTTAATACGACTACAAAAGGATAAATCATGATTGCTACAATATTCCCACCAGCCATTGATATCTTCTAGCAGTAACATATCTGTATCTAGAACAATAGTTTCATGATACGGACTAGCATGAAATAATTTCCAACGATTCTCTACCTTCCATTTAGTATTAACTGCATCGTCACGGAATGGTATAGGAATAATTTGATCAAATAATTTTTGGTACTTTTTAGGCACAGGATCGTTAGTAACTAGGCTAATATCAGTAACCGTTGACTGACTTATTTTTATACTAAGGGCTAATGCATAGGCCTGTTTAATATAATCAATACCTTCTGAGTTTTGTGCAAGAACTAGAAATCCTTTAGACACCATAACCTCCATCTATATAACGTATAATGCTAGATTTGTTCATAACATGCACATCAGTATCTTCAATTTTTGCTGCTATATATTCGCCTAGATGTTTTTCTTTTTCAACTAGAAATTGCATCTTTTGATCATTAATATCTAATAGTATATCTTTATCAATTGTGTAAAACATTTGTCCAGGTAAATCAGTAACGAACTCCCCGTTGGTTTTTCCATTCATTAAATGTATAGCAATACTAAATGCTATATCATTCCTATACATTGCATTTTCTATGCTGTATAAAACTCTAAAATAAAACCAGTTTGATTTAATATAACTAATCAAATCAAAGAAAGATTTAATAATAGGATTCTTATCAAAAACAAAAACGGTAGCCCAATAAAATGGAATCGAATAACAATTTATCCTTTCAAATGCACTAGTGTCTCTCCATCCTGCTAAATCAAAACTTTTTCGATAGATTTGAAAATCGCTATCAGTATCTAATGCTAGTTTTAATATATTAGAATTAATAATATAGTCACTATCTAATACTAAGGTACGATCGTACGGTGTCAAATCATAAACACTATTGCGAGATAAATTTTTCCATTCTACCAGTTTAGCTGATAATGTTCCATCATAAAACTTTTTGCTTGTTGGCTTTTCCGCAGGAATTTCAATTACTTGATCAAAGGGATGATCAGGGTACGTGTCGTTAAGATATTTTACATTATCTGTTATAAGACTAACAGGGATGTTTAAAAATTTAGTCGCACGATTGGCTGCAAATATTGCAATTTTAACATAGTCAATAATTGAATTATTTTGAGCAAAAATTACTGCACCAACAGTCATAGCTCAACAATATCCTTAACTTTACGCTTGCTCTTTATTACTGTAAATTTAGCTGAATAATCATTTAACGCTTCAAAATATACAGCAGTTATACTATCAAAAAATTCTTGAACATTGTCAATAACAACAGGAAAATTATTATCATCAACAAAAGGCAAATCATCAGTGTGACCTAAATCTAACGCTGTTTTAGTAAAGTTAATAAGACTAGGAGTTACTTTAAATGTTCCACCATTTTTGTAGTAGATACATTTTTGGTTAAACTCTTCTAAGATAATTCTTCTTTGATTTGATAGTGTAGCCATATAGCTAGCAACTTCAAATGCTTTTTCAATTCTTTCGTCCATAGATAACTCCGTAATGTATCATTGTACACTACAGTAATTAGCTTGTCAACCTATTAGAAGAAACTAAATTGATTATAAATGGGCTGGATTCCAGGTACCAACTATTACTACAATTCCTGATCCACCAACTGATGAACTTACAGTTGCACCAGATCCGCCGCCACCGCCACCAGTATTGGCAGTACCATCGGCACCTAGACTAGTATTTGAACTAGATCCTGCGCCACCGCCATATCCACCGCTAGCACCACCTGAGTATGCTCCGCCACCGCCACCGACGTTAAACACAGATCCGTTAAAATTATAACTTACACCTGTACCACCTGTACCACCGCTACCTTGGCCTCCAGCACCACCACCGCCGCCACCAGATCCAGTAGCTCCTGCAAAACCTTGACCACTTGTACCAGCACCTCCAGCAGTACCGGCACCACCGCCACCAGAACCACCACTCAATGCGCCACCGTCTGCACCGCCTCCACGTCCACCACCATAGGCAGTATAGCCAAAAGCTGAACTATTTCCGCCTGTGCTTGCACTTGCGCCACCATTACCAACTGTTATGGTATAGATTGTTCCCGGTGTAGCAGGAACACCAGTTTGATGTAATACGCCACCGGCGCCACCGCCGCCGCCACCACTTCCACCATTGCGACCACCACCACCACCACCTCCTACTACTAGTATTTCAAGATTGCCAACTAGGCTAGCAGGTGCTGTCCATGCTTGTGTAGAAGCCGAAGTAAATGTCTGTACCTGTGTCGATACATTAGAAGTGATAATATAAGAAATAGCGACTATTGCAGAGTTACCAGTTTGATCAGTCATACTTAGACTAAAATTAAAAGTACCGTAGGTCGTTGGCGTTCCGGTAATAGTTAATGTATTGATTCCCGATACAGTTGTTGGTAAGGTTATTCCCGGTGGCATTGTACCGCTAGATAATGCAAATGTATAGGGTGCTTGACCACCAGAGGGGGTAAAGGTTTGGCTACTTGATACGTAACGAACTGCATTTACCGATGTAGGAGATAATCCAGTAATAGTACTTACTGTGGTTATAAACTGAGAAGTTGTTGATGTTGCCGGAGGTAGTGCGTGCGATACATACGAACCTGTTGAATAATAGGCTTGCACATTACTAGTAACTATTCCGTCAACTACTTCGTCAATATTATAAGGAGAATTTTCACCTATTGAATTGTCTTCAAATAATACTGTAAAATATAAATTTGGGGCGATATAATACGCTTGGATTTTATAATCATTAGCCGTGTAGGCTGCATCTGCAGAAGTACTCTTTGAAAATATTGTTTGAGCACTAGTTGTTAGCTGCTGAAAACCAATGTTAGATGTTGTACCAGATCCTGTACAGGTTGTGCTATTATAGTTAAAATATATAGTACCCATTCCAGTAAATATTGTATTCCACGATATATCTTTACGATTGCTACTAGCACTAAATCCACCACCAGGTGCGGCTAATGTGGCGCTAAATTCTATCCTAGCACCTGCATTAAAAAATCCTCTGGCAGTGTTATCATCTGCAAATGGGATCGTAACCGTATGTTGAATAGTACTGTTCCATCCTCCTCCATTTTGCAAAGCACCAAAGCTAAATGAACTATGACTGGCCATGTTAGTAGGCGGAACTGCTAGTCTGTTCGTTATGCAATCGTTGGCCATCGATAGGTATGCAGCTCGATCGGCATCTGTAATTTTATATCCTAGTGTTGTACTAGTTGTAGTATTATACGGCTCTGTTACTGTACTTCCTAAGTCAGTACCTGTTTGGTGCCAACGGCAACGTAACAAGTCTGATCTAAGATTGTGCCACTGTAGTGCTGATATTTTTGCATTAGCAGACACTTGACTACTACTAACTGACTGATTATAACCAAAAGTTTTATCGGCAACGCTTGTTATAGGATTAGTGCCGCCCACTCCTAATACGGCTGCTACATATTGTTGTATTGTATTGTAATCGTTATTAACACTTGAAGATGGTACATTTCCTACTCCTGGGCCAAGTGTTGGGCCGGCGTCAGTAAATGTTATTGTTGCACCAGATGCAACAGTTCCAGCATTTACTACTGTTAGAGTTACTGTATTACCTACAATTGATTGTACTTTAGCACCAGATCCAATATTTGTACCGGCAACAGACATCCCAGGAAGAATTGGCTGTCCCAATACCTGGTTTACATTGATTGTATTACTACCGCTAGTTGATGTTTGTGTTGTAGTAGTTGTTACTATACGTGCCGTCATGCGTTATCCTATACTGTCTAATTGTAGTTATCCCTGTAAAAGGATAAGTTAGCCTAAAGCGGTTGAGGATGCTGGTGGCAAAGGAACACTTACATAGGATCCCGAAGCGTAGTAGGCTTGTACGATACTTGTTGTTATACCATCAACATTGATATCAAAGCCATATGGTGGGGGATTACCGGTTGCATTATCTTGAAATTGGATATTTAATGTTAAGTTTCCTGTACCATCGTACTTGGCTTGTACTACATAATCGTTAGCTGAATAAACTCCAGCTGGGGCAGGTTTAACAAATATAATACTATAAACATTATTCAGTTCATAAAACCCAATACTAGAAGTATTTCCAGTGCCAGTGCAGGTAGTACTATGAGCTTTTAGGTAAACAGTGCCCATGCCAGCAAACATTGACTGCCATGTTATATCTTTATTATTACTAGCACCACTAAATGTTCCTGTTTGAGTTGCACTTAATTCAATCCTACTACCTGTATTAAAAAAGAATCTAGCAGCATCATGGCTTGGCCAATTTATAGTTACTGTGTGCTGTATAGTACCATTCCATGCAGCAGATCTAACTACATTGCCAAAACTAAAACTACTGCGAGAAGCCTGTAAAGTTGGAGCATCAACTAGTCTATTTGCAAGAGCATTATTACTTTGTAGCAAATATGCTGCTCTATCGCTTTCAGTAATAGTAGTACTATGAGTAGGAACTGTTAATGCACCACTGTTATCAACACCGGTCTGATGCCACAGAGCATTTAAAATATCTGTTCTTAAATTTTGCCATTGCTGAGCAGAAACTGGGTTTTTAGGTGCTACTTGACTGCTATTTACAGTTTGACCATAACCAGTATCGCCTGATCCACTGCCTAGTACTATTCCAATGTTAGATTGTATCTGGTTATAGTCTGCCGCTATTATTGCTGTGTATTGACCTGCCATGATATACCTTTAAAGAATAACTGCTTCAATTACTTTTACATTCTGATCGGGATTGTCTTCTAATGCTATGGCCATTATTCCAAAAGGCGGAATAGTTTGATTTGTACCCCAATTAACTGTTACTGCGCAACCGTCTGGGCCTGCAACCAACTGGTCGCCTTTACAAACTGCTCCTAATACTTTAACTGGTACTCGTCCTTTAAGTGCAACATAAACACCGCCTACTAGTTCGCTATTCATCATAAACGCAGGATTAGTTGATATTGCACCTAATGCATAATCACCAAACTGACAAGCTGTAATTTCTTTATCGCCGCCTACTGTAACTACAGTACCAACTTCGTATTCTGCATCTGGTAGATATTTCTCTGCTAAGTCAGCATAGTTAGCTGCTGTAGCTGTTCCTGAGAAGAAATTAGCTAATAATGAACCTGCTGTAACTGTTACACCATTAATAACTTGATCACTTGCTGTTCTCATTGCAACTGTGTCTGCAACTGCTGTAGCACTTGGATATTTTCCAACACCACCAAGTATTAATGTCTGTGCGGATGTTGCTGTTCCAGAGAATGTGTTAGCATAAACTGTACGCCATTGATTTAAATTAGTACCGATATCATTTGTGTTGCTGGTACCTGGTTGTAATGTTGTTCCGATTAGGGCTAGTGGAGTAACTGTTGCACTATTTGATTGAGTTTGAAATACAATCTTATCATTGATAATATTTTCAACTGTAGGATACAGTGTTGCATCTCCTGTCCAGGATGCAGTATTGAATACGTGCAATCTTGCAGGATTTCCTACAGTATATCCAATATCGGCAAACTGTACTAGTGTACTAAATGTTGCATTTGAAGATAATGTAAAGTTACTAATATCATAACCGGCTAAGCGATCACTGTTAGATGCTGTTCCCCAGAATCTATGATTACTTGTAGTTTGACCTAATTGACTATTATTATTTGTGTAGGCCAATGTAATACCCTGATGAATGTCTGTAAATCCTGTAATAGGATTAACTGAACCATCTAGTGTGAATGTTGCATCTGGGCTAATAATATAAACTACTTGATTATTAGCTAGTGCTTCGATGACTGCATGACTATTGCCTAATACATCACGAACGCTGACAGATTGCATCTGTGTTGTTCCAGACCCTGCAACACCCTGTGGGCCAATTAGAACATAGCTACTTCCGTTCCAAGTATATAGTTGATTATTAACACTGTCGTACCAAAAATCACCGGCAGTTAATCCTGTAGGTGCTGTAGAAGAAGTTGTCGAGCCGCCGGTTGTGCGCCAGTTACTATTTTGATCATAGAACTTTAGCTTGTTGTTTGATGTATCATACCATAATTGTCCGGGTAATGGCTTACCTGGAGCATTATTATTGGCAAAATTTTCTAACAGATAGACAAAATTTTCATTTTGGATCGCACCGTAGCCGGCATAGTTTTTACCTACAAGTTTTAAATCAAGTGTTTGATCAACAGTTCCGTCGGCTACAACTGTAATTTGTGTTCCGTTATATCTATTAATGGTATATGGCATTTGCTAAGTCCTCAGTGCTTGTATTTATGCTATTTTAGCTGTTATAAGTTTTGTGTGAATACCCAAGAGCCGGCAGTAAGGGTAAACAATTTTTTATAAACAACACTACTTTGTGTGGTCCATAGACGGCAAATTACCCCGTTTTGATGTTCTGCCGGGGGGAACATTACAGTGATTACATTAGTAGCTATCTGCGCATCTGTTTGCCCTGTAGTATCGATATTTCCTAATGCCAAGGGTTGGCTGCTTGCTGTAGTATCTACGTAACTCTTGTTGGCTGCGTCGGTATTCTGTGTCGGGGTAGCTACACTAGTAATTTTAGAACTACTTACATCAACTGTTCCTGTACCTTTAGGAGTTAGAGTAAGTGTTCCGTTAACAATACTTGGATTTGTAAAACTGATTGTGCTGCCAACAATACCAACGTTTGCTGCCTGAAGGGTGGTTAACGCACCAATACTAGTTAATCCCGGGGCACTTGTAACTGTTGGGCCTAGTTGATTATAAGATAATACAGTAAATCCATTGATATTATAGGTTTTTGTATTAGCAACGTTAATAGTTTCTGAACTATTCCAGCTGGTAGTACTATTGCTCCATGTAATTGATTTATCAGTAGTACCGTGTAGTACAATTCCACCACCATCTGCTGTAGTATCTGTAGGAGTAGCAACACTGCCTAATTCAATATATTTGTCACTTACTTTTATAACTGTGGTATTAATTGCTGTCGTGGACCCTTTAACAGTTAAGCTACCTCGAATAACAGTATCACCATTAACATCTAACGCTGCTGTAGGCAACACAGTGTTGATACCGACATATTGGCTAGCAGCGTTAATGAAGAAGTTAGTCTGGACTCCGCCTGTTGTTAAAGTTTGAATTTGATAATTCTGCCCAACACTATTACTTGCTAGGGTGCATAAACCAGAACTTACAACAAACTCGTTATTTTGATTAGGACCAAAAATTAATGGAATGCTATTAGCAATGGTTACTGTTCCTACAGTACTGGTATTGCCCAACGAGCTCATAAATGATTCTGCTGGTTTTAAAGTACCGTCAGCTGCTAATAAGTTTTGAGCTTTTTGAGTCAGAACATTAAATGTAATTCCATTATAGCTACCGGCTGTAAAACCAACACCTATACTTCCGCTAAAACCAGCAATAGCTACCTGTGGAGTAAATGCAGTTGAACTAAAGATTCCCATTAACACTCGAGACACATACAACAATGTAATTGTATGTGTAACATTCGATGTATCTAAAATATCAATAGTTTGAAATCCTGATACTCCTTGTTGATCAGTATACTGTGGACCTGCTAGATAAGTTGCAGAACCATCATTAAAATATAATTGTTTTCTAAGGCTATCAATCCAAATATCGCCCTGTACTAGCGTGGGAATTGAAGAACTTACAATAGTACCGCCTGAGACTTTAAATCCGTTGCTGTCATATACTTTTAATCGACCTTGACTAGTATCGTACCATAATTGACCTTGAACAGGATTGCTAGGTTGGCTAGTATTTGCAAAATTTTGTAATATTTTTATAAAATTTTCATTAAGATACTGACCATATGCTGTGGCATTTTTACCTATCAGTGTTATATCTGTAGAAATTTGATCAATAGTGCCATCAACTACACTAGTTAAAACACTGCCGTCGACTCTAGTAATTGTATAACTCATAGTATTAACCCGGTAAAGATGATATAATTAATTGTTTGATATGGATTCATAAGGCTTACTGGTTGCCCTGTTGCTGAAGTTACACCACCACTGCTCGGATAACCAGATCCAGTACTGCTAGCAGGAAGTCCTAGTCCAGGAATCGCGTTTGAATCTGGAACGCCGTTAGGTAATCCAGCAGCATAATATTGTGCATTACCACTATTTAAAGTATGTCTATGATCTGGCAAATTTGTAACATCAAGTGTTTTAGATTGTGAACCAGAGGTAGATCCAATAACTTGAGCAGTAACATCTGTTACGTGATTTGCCGGAGTTGTAATTGTTGTAATATTTTTTGTAGGATCAGCAATACTTGGAACAGTATTTCCTCCATCCATATTATCGGCACCTAACGGAAAACGTCCACGCAAGTCTGGCAACGCAAAAGTTTTAACACCTTGTAGACCTGTAAGTTTGTAGGTATATCCGATCACTTGGAATAATTGATAATACTTTGATATTAATACCTCGCTTCCGTCACAGAACAAATAACCATTAGGTGGGTTGGCGCCTGCATAAGGCATTATTGCGCCAACCGGTACTGTTGCTACATTTCCTAAAAAAGAGGCTTTGCTTGTAGCTTTTAATCCAACCCCTGACGGATCTAATGAGCTGCTTCTATAAATTAAAAATAAATCTGAATCGTAGCTGAGTGTAGTTGCTGTTTGATTTGTGATAACTGTGGAACTTAAACTAGTTTGAAAGGTTAGTGTGCCAGTTGGACTTTGTCCATTAAAATTAATAACTGGCGATGTTACATCTCCTGCTAGACTATATGCAGTTGCACTTGCTAATGCACTTGCTGTACCTGTAATATTTCCTGATAGTGTACCACTAAAGCTGCCGGTGAATTGTCCATTAAAATAATCAGAATACACATTTCGAAAAGGTCTAGTTGGTGTACCAATATCGTATAAATGAGCAGCAGCATCGCTACCTGGTTGTATAACTGCACCTGCTTGTGGATTACCGTTTTGACCGTTTGATAGATTATTAAGGCTGACAGTTCCATAAGCAGTTATGGTTCCACCAAAGTTACTGTTTAAATTTACACTAAGTCCACCAGTTGTAACCAATGCACCAGTGCCTACATGAGTAGAATCTAAATTACTTTGATTATAAATTTCACCGCTGGCTTTAATATTACCTGCAACATCTAATGCTTCTTGTGGATTAGTATTGTTTTTACCAATACCGATATATTCACTAGAATCTAAATGTAGGACTGTGGTTAATCCATCGAGTGTATTGTTAACCTGAAAATTAATACTTGCGCCCGCAGTATTATTATATAATAATGTTTGTGTACTATCACTAGTTATATTAAAATTAAGACTGCTACCAAGACTTAGTCCGCCTGCGCTATTAATTTGTAAAGGAAAATTTGTTTTACTGGTTTGATCGCTTCTTAAGAAATTTAAAGCTGATACACTAGAACCATTATAATTTAAATTATCAGCAACATAAGCTCTTCCATATAGTGTATTAGCACTCTGTGCTGGGTCATTAGAACTATTTGCAATATTAATTCCAGGATAAATTGTTACAAATCCAGGAATAGCACTCTTCGGTGTAAATTTTTCTGATGCAACGATAGATATTCTATTGTTGTTTGCATAGTATGTAATAACACTGTGATTAACTGGAGGATTACCTGCATCAAGAATATTTTCTACGATTGGACCGGTTTGTGTACCAGCAGCAAATTGTGGCCCAACTAATAACCAATTCGATCCAGAATAGATATATAATTGTTTGTTAGTGGTGTCAATCCAAAGATCGCCAACCATGCCGGTAGGAGCTGAAGTTGCTTTTTTAACAGCTCCGGCGGCATTCCATTGTGTACCGTCCCATACTTTTAATAGGTTAACACCTGTACTATTATCATACCAAAGTTGTCCTTGTATTGGACTATTAGGTGCTGTTGGTGCAGCAAAATTTTCTAATAAGTGTAAAAAGTTTTGAGCAAGTACCGGCGCATACCCGTTATAATTTTTTCCAGGAAATGTTACACTAGTTTGACTATTAAGAGTTTGATCAGCTACTGTGATCGTTGGTTTAGCAGGATTATTTGTTTCCGTGAAGTTAACTTGATAACTCATCTTATACTCCTGCTAGGCCGGTAAGGCTTTGGATACGTACGGTATAATCTATCTGTATAAGTCTGTTTAAACTTTTTTGTACAGGATGGAATATTACATGAGTCAATAAGGTAGCAACCTTAGTTGTATTATTGTAGGCTACTAGTCCTAGTTCGTCAAACACTGCTGGACTATTGTTATTATTTGAATTATCAAAGGCACTTTGTCCTGTAATATTTTCGCCGTAGTCTAATAGACAAGTAACTAGTATATCAGAATAGTTAGTACCAGTTACGTGACGCACTTCCATAAAATTTCTCGTTGGATCTGTATTTAGAGTCGAATTTCCGTCAACTACTTTACTGTAAGTTTGGTTGTAAAGTCCGGCATTAGATCCAGAGCTATTAGGAGTTAGATAGGTAATAATTCCGGTAGGATCAACTGCCGTGCCGCCTGTACCGAATGCCATTTGGCTGATTAATCCTTGCCCTTGATTAGAAAGACTTTGAGCCAAAGCATAACTCATGTTCTCGTAATGGATAGCATTACGCTTGTTCACATAGATTTCGTTAGAAACTGGATCAAATATCTTAATATGACCTTCGATATGTACACCTGTTTGTTCTTTACTCTGCATATTTGTCTCTCTTTATCTTGTATTTATCCGTGTTAATTATGTGCTAGTTTAATCTTATCTTGCGCCTGTTGTTTTTCTAGGATAGGTCGGGCCGGTGGTCCTAAATCCGTAATTTTGTTTTGGAAAAACACTACCAGTGCGTATTATTTGATAAATTAAATTTCCAGTAGGTGGCCCTAACCCTGTTACAGGATCCCAGCCACTGGTACCTTTGTAACCACTAGTAATTTTAGTATTATTAGTACCTACAGTAATATCATAAAAAGCAGCAGTATGAGCATACGCAATAGCATTCCAATCTGGGCTAGATCTACGCACTCCGGTTAATTGTAAATTACGGGCTAATATTCCTGCTAGAGTCGGACAAGCAAGACTGGTTCCGCCGTAGCCGCCGATGCTACCATTGATATACAAAGCATAAGCATTCATTGGGCTAGCTATATCTGGGACACCTCGCATCATTAATGCCGTAGGACTACCTGTTACTCCATTAGTAATAGGTGTATAAAATAAACCAGATTGCCAACTAGGTAAATTAAAGGTCGCACTTACTCCGCCACCGCCACCCCAGGTACTACCAAATCCCGAATCTCTATTATCATCTGTTTCACTCGATCTATTATTTGCCACAGTAAGTGTGAGTTTTGTTCCACCTACTCCGATAGCATATGGACTTGATGCTGGATATACTACCCCTTCGGTAGTTGCTCCCGAACTTACCACGCTGCCGTAGTCTCCGGAGGATGCTAAAAATGCAATTTTTGCATCAGCCAGTTGTTGAAAATGAATTTCATCACCGGTATACTCTGAGCTACCCCAACTCATACTGAATTTCATCACCGGTATACTCTGAGCTACCCCAACTCATACTGCAAATGTGAACACCGTCTGATATAGCTTGAGCAACCATACTACTAATTTGATTACCAATATATATAGAAATTTCTGCTTGTGGAACAATACAAGCTAGACAAAAAATATCTACAGTATTTTCTCCACTACCGTTATCTGGACTTAGACTAAATGTACCGGTTTGGCCATCTAACAAAACTTGTCTGATTGTAGGTGCTGTTAGTGACGAACTAATTAATCCGGCAGCTTGCAGATCTGCAAACGATTTGTTTAAATCCGACTGAAGAAATCCGCCGCCAAAACTAAAAATAGCAATTTTTATTCCGTAGCCTGTACTAGCAGGGATATTGTATGCTGTTGCTATTTGTGGACTAGAAAGATATCCAGCAGTTGGTAAAGAAGTTGGTACTAATCCTGTTTGAGGATCTTGTACATCAATGGGAAATAAATGGACAGGTTGGAAAGTCATATTATTCTAATTTTAGATATGTTACAGTTGTTGTAATAGCCTGTGCTGATCCACTATTATTGTAAATTTTTAAATACATGTTTGTGCTTACAGTACCATCTGCATTATATCCAAACACTGCCGGAGTAAAATATGTAGTAGTTGCAGTTGTTGTAATTGCCTCGGCAATCACACCGGTTCCCGGACTAGGATCTGTTGTAATTGTTCTAGTGCTATCATTAGTCTGTGCAGTTGAGCTTGAATAGACAGTTACCCATGCACCGGCTGATACTTGAATACTATACAGTACATAACCTTTGGCAGCGGCCACTGACACCGATGTTGATGCATTTACACCTAATGTACTAGTTGTATAAGATACTGTTGTTCTAGATGCTGTCGGGCTTGAACTAATGATGCCATTACTAATAGTAATTGTTGTACCGTCAACCTTGACACCGCCTAATGAACTAGTAGTTGCTGTTGGTAGAGTGTATGCACTTGCACTACTGATAACACCATTGCTGATAGTAATTGTTGTACCATCAACTTTAACACCACCAAGTGTTCCTGTACTGATTGTTCCTACGGTTGCTGTTGGTAGGTTGTATGCACTTGCACTACTGATAACACCATTGCTGATAGTAATTGTTGTACCATCAACTTTAACACCACCAAGATTATTTGTAGTTGCCGTTGGCAATGTATAGGCCGGAGCACTAATTATACCGCTGCCGTTGATTACAATAGTGCTGCCATCGACTTTAACACCACCTAGTGTGCTAGAACTTGCTGTCGGTAATGAATAACTCTGCGGTGGAGCTGCCCAATAAGGAACAGTACCGTTAGATGTTAAAACTTGTCCGGTGCTACCAACTCCAAGTTTTGATAATGTATTTGCAGCATTAGAATATAAAATGTCGCCTTGGGTATATGTAGTCTGTCCAGTACCGCCATATACTACTCCTATTGTAGAAGCCTGCCATATGCCTGCGGTAATAGTGCCAACTGACGTTAAACTACTGTTAACAACATTGCTAGCTAAAGTTGTTCCGGTTAGCACATTAGCTGCGGCTTGAGCAACTGCGGCTACAGCAGAAATAATTCCGCTGCCATTAATGACGATACTAGTACCATCGACCTTAATGCCGCCAAGTACAGACGAACTCGCTATTGGTAAACTATATGGCACTGCTGATATTATTCCAGCACTAGCTGTAATAGTTGTACCATCAACTTCAACAATACCTAATCTAGAATTACTACCTACTGGAACACCACTAATTTTATTATAGGATAAGCTAGCTACCCAAGCAGGATCATAATAAGTTCCCGTTGTATATACTCCGTTAGTTACTGTGCCGGCATTGCCTGTAACACTGCCTGCAATTGGAGCGGTTACTGTCAATGAAGCTAGTGTGCCCACACTGGTAAGACTTGAATTTAAAATATTACTTGCTAGTGTTGTACCAGTTAGTTGATCAGCGGCTGCTATAGCAGTTGAAGAAATAGTACCATCTAGTGCAATAGTAATCGAAGTGCCATCTGGCTTGACTGCACCTACCGCTGAGTTTGTAGCAATAGCTAAATTACCACTGGCTACTATTCCAGTTAATTTGCCGGCAGCTAGTGTACTAATCCATGTTGGATTGCTATAAGCTACAGTAGTGTAAACTCCGTTAGTTACCGTACCAGCATTGCCTGTAATACTTCCTCTAATTGCGTTTGTAACTGTTAGATCAGTTAGTGTTCCAATACTAGTTAAACTACTATTGACCACATTACTTGCTAGTGTTGTCCCTGTTAAGGCGCTGGCTGCTCCATTTACAGATGTTTGTATTGTTGTTGTACCTCCAAGTGCTACCGGAGTACCATTAATAGTAATTGTAGAGTTAGCAAGATAATTATTTGCTATAGGTGTACCATTCCATGTACCAGCAATAATTGTGCCTACACTGGTTAAACTTGAATTTACTATTGTTGAATTTAGCACGGTTCCAGTAAGATTGGCTGAGGTGACTCCAGAAGGAATATTGGCCGAACCGCCTAATGCTATTTGTGTGCCGTTAATGGTTATATTTGGATTAGCTAGATACTGATTAGCAATTGGTGTTGCTGTCCAGGTGCCTGAGGTAATTGTGCCTACTCCTGTTAAACTTGAACTAATAACATTACTTGCTAGTGTTGTACCAGTTATCGACGATGCTGCGGTTGTTCCCGTAGGAATAACAACTGATCCGCCAAGTGGAATAAGATTACCATTAATATTAATTCCGCCAGCAGCATTAATTGTCAATGTTTTTGTTACCGAATTAGTTACCAATGTAACGTTTGATCCAGCAGCAACATTTAATGTATCAGACAAGGATGTTGCAGACAATCTTGCTTGTCCGGTAATTGCCAAATTTGAAAATCCCGGAGTTGCAGGCAATGTATTAACAATACTTGCATATCCTGTCGGGGATAGGCTAACAGCTATACCTGATCCACCAACAACACCCTTAAAGGATGCTTGTGTCAATGCTGTATATAATTCAGTAAAGTTAGCATTAACTTTAGTAAAAGCCACACGCAACGTATCGCCGGTTCCGCTGTTAGCTGTTCCTATGTTTAATATTTGTTGTGACATTTTTTATCCTTGGTCAATCGTTATATTAGTGTTATCGTCTGTAATTGCTGCACTATCAATACTTACAATTTGATGTTGATTATATCCAGTGTACCAAGCTCCCGGTACCGCTTTGATAAATGTAGCATAAGGGCCATTATCCTCTTGTATATTTACAGTAGAATCCCATATTTGGCCAGTTCTCTTAACTATAGTTACACGAGTTCCAGCAGTTATTGGTGTTGTTAATCTCAATGAATTAGTTGTACCGTCTACTGCAAATTCAGCATCAAACTGTACATCACCTTCGGGACTTGTCGGAGCCTTGTTAACATTATAAACAGTATATGGATTTTTCTTTAGTCGAATATTTCCAATAAAATATGACCACTTTGCAGCATCATTGTTAAAATTAGTGCTGCTAGTGTTGGCAACGATACATTTATATTGATAGGATGCAAAATTAACAATATCACCTACATTATATGCAACACCCGGGGCCCAATCTACTGAATTATATCCGCCTACAAATACATCAAGCTCGTTACTTGCGCCATATCCCACCGGAACTGAACTAGTAAATCCGCTAGCATAGGTCCATAGAGTAGATGCCTTCTTAGGAGTAAATGATAATGGAACTATACTAGTACCGTCACTTATAATCTGGCTTGTTGTAATTGTATCCTGATATGGTATTGTTTCGCTAGCACCAATTTCCTGTACAGTGGCGCCTGCTCGATGGACCATAGCAACACCTGTTCCTAGTGTACCACGGCGAAGCTGTCCAAGTACGTTACCGGTAACTGTAAAGAATTCAATACGTTCACCGCGGATTTCTATAATACCTGGTTTGTTGTTTGCTGGGCTCGGTAAATCAAATGTGCTGGCATCAACAACTGTGATCGTTAGATCGGTAGGATATAAATCTACAGCAAGGTTAGTTTGTTTATTAGCATTAAGGCGTTTGAATACAACTCTATTCAACATGTCTTTGAATTGCATATAAGCTACGCCAGATGTTAATACGTTATTACCAAATGTTAGGACAACTAGCTTATCATTAGGTGCAGGGAATTTAGCCATCTGCAGGGTCTGTTTATCAGATAACACAATGTAATCAATATTAGGACTTAATAAATTACCGTTTTGTTCTAACCATACATAGTCGCTGTCAACCACTGGACGATCAAGTAGTATGGTACCATTTGCAATGGCTTTATAATTATAGAACTGTATAGTATCCGGAGTATAACTAAGTGCTGGATTGTTGTTTACTGTGGTAGTTTGCATATCAAGAATATCATGATTATAACTACTCATTACTTCAATGATATGTCCAGCATCATAATTCTGTGCAAACGTAATTTGGCCAGTGGTTGAATTGTAAGTGTATCCTGCTCCAGTAGAAATACTAATGCTCAGTGTACTACCAGCATAAAGATTATAAATTACTTTAGTAATTTTAATTGTAACACCACTGAGATCAATACTATAATCAACACCCGGTTTCAATAAAATATTATTAATTGTTATAATAAAATCTGTAGCATTAGCAGTGAATGGCGGAAATTTAGTATTATCAATTGTGTAATTTAATTTGTTATTAGCTAGTTTAAAATAACTCAAGCTCGGTGGAGTTAATATTTTGTTATCTACACGAACTATCATACTTTTTTCTACAGGAACTGTATTGCCAATAGGATATTGTAATGTATAAGTTGCACTACCGTTGGGTATAATTTTTTCTTTCTTAGTAACTGCAAATGTTTGTTGACTACCGCTAACAATGACATAGCTGATTAATGCACCAAATGCAGGCGGACTAGCAAATCTTAGTCCGATCAGATTTGCAAGAACATATGTTTTATCAGTTTCAAATAATTGATATGCCACATTTGATTGTGCTGTACCGTCAATATATACCAAACTAGTATTTGGTATTACATAGTTAGACTTAGTAATAAATTCTGTAGTAACGCCATCGCCAACAAAATGATCAATATCTAATATATTAGCACCGCTAAATCCAATATTAAAAATACTAATCATTGCTCCGGCAGCAGGCGGATTATTAAATAGAATTTCATTATTTCTATAATCAACAGTATAGTCATCAATCACTGTCATAATCTGTGATACACCCTGCGTGACAGTTTTGACTATTACTGCGTTTTTACTATTAGGAGTCTGCGCCATACTAAACTGTGTAGTAATTCCATCGGCGATATGATTATCAACTTTGATTGTAGCCGCACCGTTTAGTGGTTTTTCAAATACCTTAATTGCCACTGCATCGACTACTTGTCCAGGAACAACCTCTTCGGGGGCCGGGCTAGTAGTTGGTGTTACAAATTGATCACCATCAACTAGAATATCATCGGCTGCCAGACCTGTAGCTGAACTGTAGGCAAGATCGCCGCCGGTTAATGCTGTATCGTAATCTGCTTGCTGTGGAGCAAATGATCCATCGCTAGTGCTTTGACGTATAAAGAATTTATCATTAGAGTTAACAGTAAATGTATTTGGTATTACTACTGTATTAGATATCCCATCAGCTGTTATAGTCTGCATTATAGCTGTAGAATTGGTTTGTCCAGAGGTTCCAAAATTTGCATCATCTAGTCTTATTGGCTGTAGATAACTGCTTATAGATAGTACTGAACCTGTAGCTATTGGTGTGTTTAATGTTATTAGTCCTTTACCAAATGGATTCAACTGTGTAAGAACTGTAAGTGGTCTAGTAAATGCTACAGTAGATCCGCCAGCAATATCTGTATACAAGATTTGACTAATCTGTACATCTGTTGAATTTAATATTGCTGTTACCTGTGTATTAAGTGCAATATTATTTGCTACATATGGCGAAATTGTAACCGAATCGTTTACAAATATACCAACAGTACTAGCTAAGGAAATTACATTACTACCTGCATGATTACTTAGATATGTGCTACCCGAAATACTATGTGCAGTTCCTAACGCTGAACTTGCTGTAACTGTAATTGTTGGAGCAATATCTCTTGGATTGTATGTATATTGTAATGTTGCACCATCACTAGTATAATTTTCAGTATACAATTGACTATAATAAACATTCAATAATGTACCGGCTGTTGGAGTGTACGGCAATGTAAATGAGTGTGTATTTGCGGCTACCTGTACTACATAGTCTGTAGATGTGCTGTCAATACTATCCCACTTGTCTGAATAGTATGGTAAACTTCCCCAACCAGAGTTAATTTCAAATCCAATGGCATCGACCACAACACCACCATAATCAATACCTGTCATTAGCTGTGCTAGATCTTTACCTTGCTGACCAGATTGTGGGTTATAAAGAAACTGTATACGATCAGCGGCATTTAATAAGGACCAATCTGTTTGATAGTTTACGGTTATTGTTGCTCCGTTAGCAGGAGCGGTTATAAATGTAACTGTACCATAATAATTAGTATAGCCTCTAGATGTGTCACTAGTAATTGCTAGAGTATATAAGTCTCTTAGGACAGGAGTAGCGTGTTTGCTACCTGGCATGGTAATAGTCACTGTGCTATTTCCAATAGAAATATTTGGTGCCCATGCTAGCGCAAATTGTACACGCGAACCTGTGCCTGTAAATGTTTCAGTATGTGTTAAACCAGTTATCAAATAATTTTGTGTTATTCGATCAAATTTAATTCCAATAGTATTAGTACGTATTACACTATTTCCAATAATTGCAACAACTTTAGCCGGTGTGCCGCTTACATCATAACCACCATTAAGTGTAACTGTAGGTGCTGCTAGATATCCTTTACCGCTAGCACCATATTGATCAACATTAGTTAATTCTATTCGATTAACTTTACCATTCGCTATAAAGGCACGTGCTTTTGCACCGGCGCCAACCGGACTAGTAAATTCTACTGTAGGTTCGCTGATATATCCACTGCCACCGTCGACTATTTTAAGATCAACTACACTAAATCCAACATTGTCTAGCCAATTTTTCCAAGGATATGTTGTTATTAAGTTATTATCAGACGTAATAACACCATTGCTAAATCCAGTATTAATTCCCTGGAATAAACCATTAGCATATGTTCCAGGAAGATCAAAGTCAGTAATCATATTCTGATCAAGTTCAATACTATTATAGTTACTGACATATTCTCTAATCTTAGATCTGTAAGGCTTAACTTCGTTAATATAATCTTCAAAGTTACTTAGATTGTCAGGTTGATATGTAACAGGTTGATTTAGACTACCAACATTGTGCTCTGCCTTGATAAAACTAGTTTTAAATATCCAATCTAACTCAGTCTGTTCACTGAATGCATAACGTACATTATAGAAGAATAGATCTAGATAATTTTTTCTTAAGTCATCAATTAAAATATTATTTTTTATTGTATTAAGAATTATTCTTAATTCTTTAGTAGCAGTTAGATCAAAATTATTACCGTCATATAATGAACCGTCGTAACCGTAGACTGTATCGGTAAATTCATATAATGCCGAACTAAACTGAACTGTTCCGTTTTCAATACCTATTACATTATAGCTTTGTGTGTAGTCGATACTAGTACTGTTAGCATATTTTTGTAATAGAGTCCAACCACCCTTATTATTATTTTTTACCTTAACAGTATCACCAATAGCTGGAGAAATTGTTGCTAGATCTGTAAATGTATCGACAGCAAGTGTAGGACTAGAATTTTGATTGAATCCAGTTGCATACCAATCAATATATGTTCTGTATTTTCTTACATCATAACTTTGTGTTCTAACTCTTGACCAAGTCTGCGTTGTAATGTCGTATCCATAAATGCTCCAAGATCCGCCAGCCTGGGTATCTTGATGTACTAATATAGAATATGTTCTTGTAGTTAAAAGAGTATTGCTGTCATAACCTTCGCCCGCAGCTATAACTGTAGCGCCAGTAATTGCACCTGTGGTACTATCAATAGTTGCACGTAAGACTGCACCATCACCACTACCAATCACAGAGATATAAGGGGCTTGCAGATATCCGCTACCGGCAGTCACTATGTTAATGCCTGTAATTTTTCCATCTACAATTATCGGAGTTAATTTAGGCGTAACAAAATTTCCTATATTAATGTAAGATAATTCAGTATCAGTATCTTTTACAGCATCATACTCGCCAAGGATAATATTTGGTTCTGTTTCATATGTGTCCAACGGTGCTGTATTTTTTTGTTCTGCTATTTGATTAGCTGCCATTACTAAATTTGTTTGCTCGATTACTTGCTTCAATGCTTCAAATCGATTTAAAAACATACTTTGACGAGGTTGGAATTCTATACCGTATCGAAGTTTAGGTGGCAGACTAGTATCAGGAACTTCTCTATCAGTAGCGTCCTTACCACACAAACTATCAATCCACTTTTCTTCAATACGTGCTGGTAATTGTGTAGTCGGGTCATTACTAATAATAGCATACTGACGGTGTATATTTCGTTGGGTTGGTTTGTCTATGGTCCAGTACTCTACAGATAATACTGCATCAGTATTTTTTAATAATGTTTTAACATTAGCCAATGCAAAGCTATTTGGACCAGTGAGAGCAAGGAATTTGTAGCCTTCGCCTCTTGGATTTGCAATTAAATTTGAAACACTTTGCGCACTTACACTACGACCTAAAACATTTGGAACTGTAGTTTTATTTTTTACCCAGAAATAATATGTGTTTTTTGCACTATTACTAATGTTATCATATTTGGTTACAACACTATAGATCGAAGTATTGTATAAAGTTTGACCGCTAATGCCTTGAGTTAATCCTGCATCTGTATCAGCTAGGCTATTCCATCTATCAGGTGTATATGTAGTTCCAACCCATTCATAGATGTCAATGCTTGCTCCGGGGAATAGTGTAGACCAATTGCTTGTTCTGTAGGCAACATCAACGTCATGACTATCAATAAATTTAGCTGTGCTAAGATCCCACCATAACTGACCTACTTGCGCCGAAGTCCATGCCATTCCTGGTCTTACATTTACTGTAGAATCTCCCTGACTATAAATTGCAGGATCATTAAAAGATTTATATTTAATTTCTTGATCAGCAGGACCAGGAATACGACCCTGTATCGGATCTATAACATCAAGGTATGTTAATACTTGATTTGTGCTTCTATCATATATAAAAGCACGTTTGATTTTACTAATGTCAATTTTTGGTTCTTCTAGATGAATCGGATTCCATGCAAATGTATTAGCAGGTTTTGTATACTCAAATAATTTTCCATTAGCTATTGTGCTAGTTCCTGTAATTATTATGTTGCTTACTGTTTGACTAATGCTAACTAAATATCTTCCAGAATTACCACTGACTATTGTTGTGCCTGGCGCAAGTCCAGCACCGGCTAATGTCATACCTACCACTACTTGTCCGGTGGTTACTGAACCAACTGTTAGTATTGTGCCAACAATAGAGCAATTATTTAATACCGCAGTGATAGTAGCACTTGGTGCACCTACTACTATGTTATATGTACCGATAGCTATACTCTGACCATATTTACTATTGGATGAAGTTGCGTTTTCTAGTATTTCTCCGATAGTAAATTTTGTTCCAGTCGCAGTGTCAGCATCATATACAGCAATACTACCAGAGTTTGATTCAGTATGTCTGAAGCGTGTTGCATTGCTATCAAATACTGTGTTACCTTTATCAAATGTTGTAGTAATTTGTGCATCTGCATTATTACTATAGACTACTAATGTGTCTGAAAAATAACCAAACGCCAATTTATAACCAAACTGTCCTTGATTTTTAGGTTTAATATTGAACAGTGATTGATACGATAAGAATTGTGAACTTGCTGTATCATAGTAAAATATTTGTACATTTCCTGTGCCATCGAGCGGACTACCAATTGCTAGATATTCTACAAATGTCTGTGATTGTCCTGCTTGTAAAGTAAGCGAACCACCATATGTAGATAATGCTACAGACGTTGCATACCCATAGGTTTTGCCGGTAATTATTTGGCTTTGAGTCCAGGACAAAGTTGCGGTATTGAATCGGAATACTATCGCAGCCCCTGGAGTAGTTACTAAAGTAGCACCAGAATTAACAACAGTGCCCGGTGCACTAATTACTAAAGAATTACCAATACCGCTAGTGTTAGTGGCTAACGAACTACCAAAGCCATATAAGCTAATTGGTTGATTATTTGAATCAACAGTTGGAGCCGAGAAAGAAGAATCATATGCCCAGCCTGGTATTGTAAAATATAAGATTCCTGTCGGTGTAATATCAGGAGCAGCACTGATCACTACCGAGCCAGCACGCACAGTCGGATATAACGGATTCTGCAAAATTTGTGTTACTGTCTGGCTGGAAGTAAATGCATTTCCGATAGATGCCACACCATTAATTGTTGTAGCATTACTTACTAGCATGCCTGGAACAATATTTGTAGTATCTGATACTCCTATAGTACTACCAATTGTTGCATAGGCGCTAGCACCAGTACCAGTCGTACTTGAGAATGTTACTAATGGTAATGCTTTTTTATCGTACCCAGACCCTGGGATTACTACAGCAATAGAGACAACTCCAAAGAATAAATCAAAGCTAGCACTTGTACCATTACCGCCAGTAACTGGAACATTTTTGGTCAATGGTGTGTGCCCAATACTAGGTGCAACTGTAGCAGCTACAGTATATGCTCCGGGATTATAAATTACTGCTGATGTTATTGTACCATTAGTTCCAATCGAAGCTACTCTGATTGTTGCTGCCTGACTATACGTACCGCCAACTACTGTAAGTAAATCATTAACATGATATCCTGCACCGGTTGAAATAATGTTAATACTAATCAGACCAATTATTGAAGTAGCCTTTGCTGGGATGCTACCAGACACCGTGCTAGCTGCTATATTGACTGTTGGATTTGTAGTGTATCCACTACCGGCATTAGTTACAATAACAGATATTACTGAGCTATCACTACTGCTACTTGCATTATAGCCAGCGGTAGTTTGTATAGCGTTTTCATATTTAAATTGATAAACTTTACCTACTCCACTATTTGCTCCCGATGCTCCGACAAATAAACTGTATGCAGATTGTCCTGTTGCAGATGCATGATTAACAAACGCTAGGCTAGCGCCAAATCTTTCATTAGATATCGGATTAGGACTAAGAATAGTGTCTACTAAGGTAAAGATATTATTACTATCTTTCTTATAGATACTGACTGCTCCCTGAGCTGTTAGACTACTGTTTGTTCCTGTAGAGTCCACAGGAATGTATTCAATTATAGTCCAATAGGTCGAGCCACCTTGGAACTGCAAGGTACCGTATACTGTTTGAGTGATATTTGTGTTTAAAAATACTGTAGCACCATTTACATTTACTACAGTAGTTAAAGCTGGAATTCCAACTCCGATAACCTGCTGTAAAGCTGCGATGTTACCCACTACACTAGATACTGATATTTGATTAAGACCAAAAACTACAACAGAATTAACTACACCGGTAGTAGAAGAACTAATTCCTATTGCCGTTCCATTAATACCGGTAACTGTAGTTCCGGTTGGTATGCCAAGTCCAGTTACTGATTGTCCTACTAGAATGTTTGTGTTATTAGAAACTGTAATAGTATTAGATCCGCTAGTTGCAGTTGTTTGTTTTGCAATCGTAGCAAACGTTCCAGTGCCACTGACTGTTCCTGTCACTTGTTGACTTAGGAATAAAATATATGAATTACCAGCAGAGTTTAAAGTGCTACCAGTTAAAGTAGCACCGGTAGGAATATTAACTCCAATAACTGTCATTTGATTACCGATCAGTAATCCTTGTGTCGAAGACGAAACAGCGATTGTATTCGCACCAAATAGAATTTTTCCAGTCGGTTGTCCGTATGTAGGAGTGTCTAAAATTATAATCTTGTTAGTTGCATCTATACTAAGAACTAGTGTAGCTGCCGTGATTCCCTCACCTTGCACTAACATTCCTGGTATTATTCCTACAGTACTATTGACAACAAGCGAGGTAGTCTGAAACACACTATTACTGCCAATAGTTACAAGAGCACCGCCAAATGTAATTACAGTAGTTGCGGTAATCGATGTAACGGCATTACTCAATGTCAAGGTAGCAGTATTGTTAGAATTTATTACTACAGTAGAAATAATAGTAGCAGTCGGAATACCGATACCACTAACAGTTTGCCCAACATATAATCCAGTAGTTCCATTTACAACAATTCGTTGTACTGCTGTGAACGCTGTTGTTGGGCTATAGTTTACAGAATACCATGTTCCTGTTGTACCGACTACTGAAGCAGAAATATTAGCATATACTACAGTTCCGCGAGCTGTTGCTGTTACTACTGGAGGTGTATTTGTTGTAACGTTCTGTGTAGCTTGATAATAAATTCCGTTATAGCTTATTATATCTTTTGTACTATAAGTGCTTGATTGTGACCAACTACCTTTCCAGTGACTGGCAGCATAACTAGCAGCTGGAGATCCTACTGCTAACCAAGTTTTATCATAACTTAGTGCTAGCACTTCTCCAATAATACTACTGGCATTTGGATTACCTCCAAAACTATCATTATTTGCAATAGTTGGTATAGCTATCGATTCTCGCTGAGTCCAACTAGTAGCCGAGGTTATAGGTTTATCCCATACTAGTATCTGTCCTGCATTAGTCATGGAAATTAATAAAAGACCATCTTGACTTAACGTTGCAGAGCGACCAAGCCCTAGTCCATCACTAGGATAACCATAATCTATTTCTGATAGATTATAGACTGGAATGTTTTGCCATACCGACCATAATTTTTCTCCGTTAAATGTTGCGGAGTCGACCCATACTAACTCACCTTTTTTAATGTCTTGCAATAATCTTTGATCACCACTATTAATAGTAGTAGCTCTGTTGCTAGTTAAAATAAAAATTATTGCTCTATGCTGTTCAGTAAATGGTACGGCTGGCGGATTAGCTAGATTAGGAGCAGAAACTGTAATTGTTACATTGTCAACTGCTACAATTTGATAAAAACCGGCAAATCCAGTGACTTCCTTGATCCCAATATATTCGCCAGCTAATAGAGAATGATCAGAATCTGAAGTAATAATCAATTGATTTTGAGAATACGTGATGTTTACAATATTAATGTTAGCCAATGTCATTCTATATACATTCCAGCTAACACCTTCAAATCCAATCCAAATATAGTCTCCGGAGTAAAAATTTGTAATGTCTTGTGATGTTATGTCGCTAAGGTGTGCGAGAGTTACCTTAACCTCACTGGTTCTTACAAATCCTGCAGTTCTTAAAAAAGAACGATAATTGTTTACTAGCGGCCATGGATTACTATTATATCCCATGGGTTTCAAATATATGTCAGTGGGAACCTGGCGTATAATTAAATCATTGTATGGCGGACTTAATGTTTCATCTAATTCAAATCCTTGTGGATTTGTTTTAAATAAAGATTCATCTAAGATAAATTCAATATTTTCGTATGCTTTACTGGCGCCGTATTCTCCAAGTCGAACTGCCCACTCTTCATAGAATGTTAGACTTTCTAAATTGTCGGCACTTAGTACATTGAACAATTTATTAAGAACATTTTGTGTACCTTTTTCACGAATCATTCCTTGGAAGAATTTAAATTCGCTTACATCGTCTTGTATAATATTATCTAGGTACTGACGCTTCTGATAACCAATCAGATGCTGTGCAACTTTCTGTTGACTAGCATCAAAGTTATCACTATCTAAGCTATAAAAATCTGTAAATTGGCTGGCTTTGTAATTCCAGTTAGGTAACAGTTTAGCAGTTGGTTTCGCTGCTAGCTGTACCCAATTAACCGTACCGTCGGCGGCTTTTATATTAAATTTTTCTGATCCAACTACTCGTTGATCAGCAGTATAATAGTATTCTTTGTATTTTACTACATCACCCAATGCATAGTCCTGCCATGCAGACCAATTTTGTATTATCGCTTGATCATAGATAAATCCAGGAATATCAAATCCGCCGTACCAATTAGTGCTAACATATCCGGATACTTTAATACGCTCTTGACGATAACCTGTTTCAGGATTATAAATTGTATCATTGAATAATGTAGAATTATCTAATAAGATAATCTGCTCTTTTTGTATAAGATAAAAACTTGCTCCATAGATTCCATCTGCTGTGGTGGTCTTATATGTTGTCGCATTATCTTTTCTGTATAGATTGATAAAATTTGGTTCGAGCGGGGTGCCGTCTACTTTAAATATTTCATAGGTGTTGAATTTATTTTGAATACTATCAGCAACGGATAAGGTTGACGAAAATGTAATCGAGTCCGCAGCAGGGCTTAGACTAATAACACTACTACCGACTCCGCTTAATCCATCTAATTTAACGTATTTTGTATAGTCAAAAGATGCACTTGGAGCTACTAGTTGTATAGCTTGATAGTAGTCGCCGTTGTATTTTACAATCGCCTGATAAGCTACTGGTTGATTAGGAATCCAATCTGCCCATTTATCCTGACCAGTTGACCAGTTCTGTGTTGTCCAGAAGATAAATTCTTTTGCACTAGTTTCCCAGTTAGTTACCGCAGCAAGATTGCCATTAAAATTATCAAAGATAAATCCTTGATCTTTTAAGTATTCTCCGTAGCCTAAAAGAAAATCTACAACTTCTTGTATAGTTAAAAAATCAGTACCATAAGGAACAGTTATTGGATTGTTACGATCCCATTTTGTTCTAATAATTGCATCAACACCGCCGACTATTGGCAGGCTACCGAGTAGTGAATAATACTTTATTTGAAACGTAGTCTCGGTAGTATGTGTTGAAATTACACGATAAAATTGTTTGTTATAACTAACTACCTGTCCTGAGATATATTGTTGGTATGCTGTCCAAACAACATATCCTTCACTTATTCCGCCAATATTAACAGTGGCTCCTGATCCAAGATATGGATAGTACTTAAAATACGGCTCCGTTTGACTATAGCCCGTAACTTCAAATCTATCCGATAATTTGTTTACAATAACTGCACTATAGGTTATTTTCTTTACTGGACTTGAACTGTTTAATATAATTGTATAATTTTCTTGAGGAACAAATATGCTACCAGTACTCAACGGAGTTCTACTATCTAACAATAAATTAAATTTTTCTTTGCTAGTAAATGCACCAACTCGATAGCTTAACTTAGCTACCATATTTTTTAGATCGTATTGATAAGATTTATAACTTAGTAAGGTATCACTTAGAATATAATTAACAAGATAGTTAATTAATCCTGCCGTTGAAGACACGCTAGTACTAGAATAAATGTTAGGTAATTGTATATCTGTTGGACGAATTCTTAATCCAGTATTGCTGTAAACTAATTGTCCTGCTAGGTTCCTTACTATTCTTGATCGATCCAACAGCACGCCAAATGTTTTTGCTGGCTGCAACACTAGAGCTGTGCGTATAACACTAAATGCATAATGGCTGCTTCGACGCCAAGCTGCTTCAACTGGCCCAACATCTCCGAATACATAATCTGCATCTGTAAGATTTGTGTTTACTCCCTGTGCAACACCCGCCAAATACGGATTGATAACATTGCCTTGATCATCAACTGGAATATGTGCTAGCAAATAGGGTCTAACAAATTTTGTAATAACATATGGAGCACCACTTGGGTCTTTGACTAGTCCGGCAGCAATGTCTTGCCACATGACTAAATTATCATTAGTATACGGTGCTGGACCATAAAGTGTAATCCACCAAGTAGGTTGATCAGTAAATCCTAACATTTCCCACGGTGCTTCACTTGGTCTATCTGTGTCATAGATCCAACGATAGATACCTCTCCAATATCCAGGAATATCTCTGCCATCTGGAGCATAATGCCCGCGATAATTAAATGTTAATGGATTGTTTCTATCATAGCTGGCAGGTTTAGTAAAGTCTCTACCAATGTTGCCGACCCACTTGTAAAAGTTTGGTGCTAGTGCTTCGTTAAATTCTGTTAGACTATAGTCGTTTGTTCGGTTATAGCTAGGAATTAAATCATGTATATCAAAAATTTCACTATCATACTTTGCTTTAATATTATTATAGATACGCATTTCTAATTCTAGAATAATCGCATCTCGATAATCGCCAAAGGCTGCAACTTGACTGCCATCGTGCCCTTGAATAACTAGCGTCGGAGTTATAAGATTGGTTTCTAAATAAATCTTAGGCTGATATTTTGGCCATAGTCCTAATTTAGTCGGAGTCTCTGGTATGAAGCTTCCGTTTGTATTTTCATATTCGTAAGTAGTGATAATGTCGCCATTTGCCAGTGTTGCTGTTATAACAACAAATCCCTGAGGATCAAACGTGTAATCTCTACCGTATAATAATTGGACATTGTTATGATAAACTAGAACTGATTTAGTTGATAGTTTATCAAGTGAGAATGGATTACTTAACGGATAATTTTGTATTCTATAGTCTACAACTTTTAAATCTCTACGAATCGCAGCACCGTACGCTGCCATGTCACTGAAATAGTACGGACCTGTTTTAGCCTTATCTTGATTAATACGTTGTAAAATAGTATTAACCTGTACTACAGGATCTGCATCAATTCCAAGATTAGTAGCTGCTGTAATAAAGTTTCTCTTAAAACTTTGATAATCATCTCTAGATTTTTCAATAGCTTTAATAATATTATTAGCTTCGGTTGAAATATGATACAATCCTAAACTTAAAGGACCGCTATGCTGTACGAATTTTGTACCATACGCAGTTGAATCACCAATATCTCTTAGATTGCCTGCGCCTGGATAACTACCTACAAATGTTAGAGAGTTATCTACAATACTTGAAACATGATCAATTACTTCGCCAAGTGTAAAATTTGAAATTGTATTATTAAAAGGATTATTTTGTAAATTAACAGGAATTTCATAATAGCCATTACTATTAATAGGTTGAGCAGCATAGGCTTTAATTGTTACTATTTGTGTCGGTAACGGTGGATAGATAAAATGAATTTGTTTATATACTGTTCCATTATGTATTGACCATAGACTAGGATCTACACGATACCCGTCAACATATACATGCACCACTAAATCATTAAGATTGGTAATGTTGTCAAAAATATCTAAAGGAAAATCATTTAAGATATTACTGTTTTTATAAATTCTAACAGCAGCCTGTATTGTAGGAACTGCACAAGTCTTCCATCCGTTTACATAACTTAATTGCTGTGTATATCCAGTTTTTACTAGATAACCAGTATCAATATTAATTGTAAAAACATCGCTAGTAGTTTTATAAGTAAACGAATCTGTTGCTAGAGTAAAATTAAAAACTATGTCGCCAATATTATCAATATTTTTATAAGCAAGTGGAAATCCTAATGCAACATCATTAGAGCCGGTTCCTACCCCATAAGAAAATATTGTTGTTCCCTTAAAGGTCGAACCAAGATACGCTGTCGGGTCGCTAAAGGACACCTTGTTGTTGTCAACTATATCAAATAACGGTGCTTGATTAGTGCGTGTCTTTTGCTGTCCAGCGACCCATGTAGAACCATTATACCAATACATCTTACTTTGATTTAGGTTACCACTCTTAACTAAAATTGTATTATTTTCTATTGGTGTTTGTGTAGGGACTAAATGTATTTGTCGTTGCGCACCAACAATAATAAAATCAACTGTGAATACTTGATTTTTTACTAAGACATCAGTATCAGCAATAAACAGCACACGATGTCCTTGAACTAGAGGTACGCCGTCTACAATATAACCAACGGCACCTTCTATGTTACTCATAGCATCAGTAGTAACTGTATCAATTACATCAATATCATCATCAATAGCAACGTTACCAAAATTAAATAATTTTAAATCTGCTTCAAATTCTATAATTGGTCTAATCGCGCGACTTTCTTGATTTAATTCTGGAACATTACCATTGATTGTAGCACTAGCTGTAATAACATCCTTATGGAACCAACGATTATATCTTGACCAAGCATTATGATCCTGAGATGATCGATTAATTAATATGTAATCTTTAATACTTGCAAATCCGCTAGCATCAGCGAACGGTCTGGCGTCAAATGGTGTTGTATCAAACAATACTGCTTCATTTGTAGTATAGGGGCTAACAACTTCTAAAGTTGTTTCTTTAATTAACTTAATAGCTACACCAACACCTTCAACATAATAATTACCGGTAGCGTATTCAGCTGGGACTACATTGCCCTCAAAGCGAACTTTCATGCCGTTACTTAATGAAACACCGCTAGGTAATGTATAAGTTTTTTTACCTAAAATATCAGCAGTTACATTAAGGTCTGTATTTTCAGTTATATCATAAATTTCAAATACGCCGCCAAGGTCTGGATCTCGGTTACTAACATAATATAAAATATTTGGAGCATCCGATGTAACTCTAAATGTAATGGTTCCAACTTCAACAGCATTACCAGATAATCCGCTAGGTGGAGTATAGTAGTCAATGACACCACCATCACGCACAGTTTTAATAGTAAACGGATTACCAGGGCTATTAATTTCAAACGTATATGTTTGGCCGCGATATAACTTGATTGTTGGATTTGGAGTTAACCCATCAGGTGTAAACACATATTGATTATTACCGTGTTCATCCTGTGTTACTACACTTACAAATGTGCTAGAGATGCTGTTTTGTTGTCCGGCAATTGCAATCGTATCAGGGCCGTAAGGCAACCAATAGTAGTCGCTAAAGTTTACAAATTTGTCCCAATCAATATGTGGACTCCAAGAATACATTTCTTGTTTGTTTAATCGAGCATGATTAAGAGTGTTACTACCAAATACATTTAATTGATTAATATAATCTTGATAATCTTTAAAAAATGTTGTGTTGCCTAGCGTATCCTGTACAGTTAGTCCAGGTTCTAATTGATAATTTTGTCTTGTTTGATCAGCGGCATCAACAAAAATATCTGTTCCTGTAGATGCTTTTGCATTTTCGCGGCCAATGTATCCACTAATCTTATTGACTGTTCCGGGCTGTATTAATTGATCAATTGTCGCTTGGATAAATTTCTTATTAGCGTCGGACTGATAGATTCGCGGAATTAGATCCGACCCTTGACTAGTTGTTGTACTAGGGATTATATTATCAGCCATTTGTTGATCCGTATGTTGAACTTGTAATTACTTGACTTGTTGCATTAGTTGTTACTGCTGTACCTGCAATTGATTTGATTCCTGTAGCTGTGATATCTGTAATAATATCTATATCGCTAACAGTTGCCGTGCTTATGAATAATTCATTGCTAGCACTGGTTATTTCAAATAAACTACCAAAACTTAAACCACCTAGCCTTGGGACGATTACGAAACTAGAAATATCTGGAGCCATCTGTGTCATCACATAAGTTGCCATTTCTGTAAAATAAAAAGTATCTCCAAAATCCCAATTACCTAAACTAAAATAATCATTAATAGCTGTAATAATTCGAGATTTAATATCGTTATCACTTAATACTTCGCTTGAATTTTTGATTACTTTAAATGATGCTTGTAATTCTGCAGGAGCAGTTTGTCCAAATAAAGTTTTATATTGTACTGAATGATATATGATTTCATCAGACAAACTCTTAATCAAATTAAGATTAGGCGATAATAAATCATATAACTCATCAGTTCCTGGAGGCAACGGCTGGGTAGTTGATACCCCAGCTATCCACTGCCTAAATGCAGTATCATAATTGTTTGTTAATACATAAACGTCAACAATGTTACTTGCACCGGGATCGATCCTACTTTCATAATCTGCATTATGGATATATTGAAATTTTAAATTATCTCGGCCTACATAAACTTTATAATCTAATGTAGGCACGAGTGTAGCTGTAGCTAGATTTAATTTCTTAACAACATTAGTATCTTGGAAGTAAAAATATTGTCCATCAGTATATTGTGTAAGTTGGCCAACACTTGCTTGACTTGGCATGATCATTACAGTTGGATTTGCAGGATCATTATATGCATACCGATAATCTTCTTGCCCTTGTGCTATAGTATATTTTTGTTCTATAATGTAAGTAGTCAGATTAAATATTACTTGTGCAACATTTAAATTAGTTGAATTAGGCACACTTAATCCAATAGTACTACCATTAACTGATGTAACTGTAGCGTAATTGCCGATGCCTTGTCCTGTTACAGTCATTCCAGTAACAATACCAGTTGGATCTTGGACTAAAATTGTAGATTGTAAAATAATACCGGTAGCATATGTCTGCACCACTGGTGTAACTAAATCTAAAAATAGTTGCGGATTATCTACTGTAGAATTAACTTCAGATGCTGTAAATCCTATAACTAGTTTACTATTATCTACATAGCCGTCAAGGCCTTTCCATTCTTCTACAATATTCCAGTTATAGTCTTGACCGAATGGTATACGATCATTGGGCTTTTGATTTATGCTTAAAACACTGATAGTATCTTGTACAATCATGTTGTTAATACTATCATAAATTTTCTTGCTAGAATCAAAATAGAAACTAATTTGTGCCGCACTTTCGAACACATATCTGCTAGCACGATTAGTAATTGTATATGTCACATTATCTGTGGTGAATAATAACAACCAGCTGGAATCTTGATTTTGATTAGTTATGTCGCCTTGCTTGCCAAGACTAAATGCACTGACCCTGTCTAAATTACTTTCGTAAATAATTTGCCATGTCTGTGTAAATGCATCGTAACGCAGACCAAATGCCATGTTAGCGTAAATTAAATCAATCATCGCAGTAACTACTGAAGGAGTAATACTAGTAGTCCAAGGCGGAATAATTTGAGAAATTATTGGCGTAGCAATTATTGATCCTGCACTGTTAGTCAATGCCGGCAACGGTTTATTTAAGGTAACCGGACCTAATCCTGTAGACAATACAGTTGATCCAGTTGATGCATATGCAGCAGTGCCATCATCAACAACTAGCGATACTTCGGCCCAAATGTAAAGCAATGCTGAAGGAGGTAATGTAGCACCTAGTGTATATGGTGTAAGTGTGTTGGCGTTATTAGAATCAAAATAGTATCCAGAGGGTGGCACAAATTTTATAAGACTGCCAACTTGGAAATATTTTAGATCTGTTGCCGTAAATTGTCCTAGGCGTAATGGAATTTTTGTAATGGCATCACCGATATAACCAGTACCGGAAATTGAATCTGTTGTCTCTTGATACCATGCATAGTTAGCACTAGTCTGTATTGTATTAATGTAGTTACTGTAGTAGTAATTCTTTAAATTATTATTAGCTAGAATATCATATACATTATTATAGATAACATCATAGATGTCAGTTTTTGTTAGATATGAAAATAAAAATGTCGAGCTATAAACTTCATTAAAAAGAACACCGTCTGTACCAAACAGCGTAGTTGAACCATACTTACCTGTTGGATCTGTAAGATCAAAATAACGACTAATTCCGCTGCTTGTTCTGTTAATGGCTTTAACTTTAGCAACTTGGGTACTAGCACTTAGTGGGCTAATGTTATAGTCCTCTGCCGTGATCATTCTATTTTGTGTATAGTAAGTCTGCGGAGCATTAGTTTTAATACTATCGTTTGATTCTGCGGCTGCTGCGTTAGAAACTCCTACTGTCAATCCCATCGTAATAGATAAGTTTTGAGTTTGACCGGCAGCGTTAATATACGGTACTGCTATTGTAACACTCTTTATATCTGCTGTACTGATTGTATATGCAAGCCCGTTACTTACGCGATAGTATGCTCTAAAATTACCGAGTGGTAAATTACCAAATGTACCATCACTAAATTGCACACTAACTTGATCATTTACTCTACTGATCACAGCATATATGTTTTTAATATTTTTATTTAGACTATTATAAATTACATTATTGCCCGACAATGATGGGATCTGTGTCCAATATTCTGACTCATTGCCGTTGTTGTCTAGACGATATAACCAGACATCTGAATCGTTAATATTATTTGCATCAATATCAATACTTTGATTACTACTTGGTTGACTTATGTTAAACACACCTTGATTTAATGTGCCCTGTGTAAAATTAAAGAAGAATCCGTTGGCAGAACTTCCAGGTCCATGCCCATCATCTTTATAAACACAAGCTAGTGTATTTCCAACCTCTGGCGGCTCTTCATAGATATATGATTGTCCTTTGAATGTTGTACTAGTAACTTCAAATGCCATTGACCGTCCTGCTACTGTTTTTGTAAAGCTATAAACAGGTACACCGGAAATAGCACTATTAATTCTATATTGTTGAGTCGGTATTCCATAGATATTCGCAGAAGCTGCTGGGCTACCAAATTGCTGTGTACTCGGAAATGCTGCATTTATAACTCTAATAAATTGATCATACCAATTAGTATTACTTGAATCGTTCCAAACAATTGGCTGGCCGCCAAGGTTTCTGCCGTTAGCATCTGTTATATTTTCATCTGTAGTAATACTAGTAACTTTTAATAGACCGCTTGCAGCAGTATTGCGCTTGGCATTATAACTGATCATGCGAGCAAGACGTAGGATACTATCTCTGCGTTCGCTTAGTTCTAAGAAGTTATCACGAGCATTTAAATCAACGCGGAAAGCTATGCTTTGGCCCAAGAATGCTATCAAATCTATTAGGGCAAGGTATTCGCTAGACTCAACATAATCGTTAAAATCTTCTGGATAATTCGTACGAATATAATCAATCATCGTGCGACGCAGATTTTCAAAGTCGTAGCTAGTGAAGTCGGCATTGCGGAAAGATTGATAAATCTTCTTCCAATCTTGGGCTAGTAATAGCCTATTCTGTCTTGTAGTTACACTCATGAATTATCCCTATATGTGTATTTATTTTGTATAATAATCTACGTATTTTATTGTGTTATCAATCCGTTAGCTTGATCGAACTGTATCTGCAGAGTCTGCTGTAGATTATAAGTTATGTAGGTTAATTTTAGTTCTATTTGTATTCCGCTTTCGTAAGGGGTAACTAAGATCTGATCAGCACGCACTCGAGGTTCATTGGATACTATTTGCTGTATATTTTGTAGGATAAGATTTTTAAGACCATCTGTTAGAGGCTCAAATAATAGATCCCATATAATACACCCGTAGGTAGGATTCATTAGACGCTCACCTTGGCGTATATAAAAATTATTCAGTAAATCTTGTTTAACTAACTGAAAATCATACAATGCATAATTCTCTGTATCGGGACTTATTGTGCTAAATCCGCGATATTGCTGTATAATATTTTGATCATTATTTTTAGCATTAGTTAGTGCTATTTTATTATAAAGGTTAGCTGGGGCACTCATAATTATGATCCTTTCCTAAATGTGTCAACTGTAGTAGTATAGTTGTTGTATGCTTTTGGTGTTGCTATATTTCCAGCAACTTCCCTATCTGTTTTAGCCGATGAGAATGACATCGGATCTAAGTTTTCGTGATGCGCATATGGCTCATGCACTGGAATACGTTTTAATATACTAGCTACAGTAATACCCGGATTAGTATATGTTGTTAATGCTACTGCTTTTGTTGCAGCAGTAGCAGTTGCGGTTACTGCTGCTGTTCCACCACCAGCTGGTAACGAAAAATATCCGGCAGCATTTTGTGTATATCTTCCGCCAGCTTTTATATTAGTATCTGCGGCAGATGTTAGATTAATTTTTCCGGTACTATTAATATTTGTATCTTTAGCAGAAGTAAAATTATTAAGTCCGGTAGTATTAACTTGTAAATTGCCAGTAGTTGTGATAACTCCGTCCTTGGCTATGATTAAATTAAAATTAGCTTTTGTTTCAGCTTGTATGCGGCCAGTGGCTTTCATATTAATATTACGACCAGCTTCTATATTAACATCACGGCTAGCATGAAAATTCATATCAGCATCAGTATGTACACTAATACTATCTTTTGCATAGATATCAATTTTACCGTTGCTGGTTAATTCAATCCAGGTTGTTCCAGAAGCATTTCCAATGTAAATTAAATCTTCTGAATTATGCATTAGGATTTGATGCCCGGTACGTGTGCGAATACGTACTAATTCATTATGAGGAATCGTTACCATTCCCGATGGTCTTGTATTATCGGCTAGCCCCTCAATCGATTCATACACCGGAGGCCCTGAGCTAGCAGAAGTCATTCTTAAAAATTTGTCATCGCCGTCGTCCATGACAAATGTAGCTCCGCCGAGTCGGCTTACTGGAACGTTTTGTGCAGGACTATCTGCTTTACCTACTTCACCTCTTTGAGCATTAGGTTGTTTGTCTATCGGGCCCGGAGTGGATATGCCAAACACCATACTTGGTATTTCTCTACGAGCACTACTAGTTGTAATACCTCTGATATCATCTTTGATTAACCCCTGGGTATTGAGAATTTCTGCAAACGGATGAGTTGGTTTAGGAATTTTAGTTGCATCAAGAGAACTTGCACTATTAACAACTTTATTATATTCTGCTACTGGTGCACGAGTATATTTTCCCTCGACATTAAATTCAGTGGCAGCTAATCCTGGTACTGAAAAATTAGCATCCTCAGGAGGAACGCATCCTATCCAGAAAGGTTGAGCTGCATCACCGTTAACAAAAATAACCATTACTGTTGCGCCAACGTCCGGAGGAATCATCCACATACCATAACTCTTTTGTGTATTGTTATAGTCGTTGGCATTGTCGCGAATAAACTGATCACCGGTTGATCCAAAGAATGGACTCATCATGCGAGCTTTAAATGTTTGTCCGGTGGAGCTGTCATTGCCTGTTGGTTTGATTAGTTGTACTTCGAGTACACCCATATAGTTTGGTTCAAAATGTCCAACTACCTTGGCTAGATACGGGCCTGCGTTGATTACCGCATCATTACTAGGTAAATTAGCTGTGTAGTCTTGACTGTTAAATGTTCCGCTCATAATTAAAATAAATTAGAAATTGTTGTTGTAAGCTGTGTAGCGTAATCTGATACGGTTTTCATTAAGTTAGACGTATTGCCTAATTGATCTGCTGTAGCAGTATCAGAGTCTGGTAAGTCTTGATCTATATATCGCATACCGATAAGTTGCTGTGTAAATTTACCACCGTTAAACATATTTTTAACTTCTGTGACATAGTATAATCCACTCCATGCTGTTACAGGTACTGTCGAGGTTCCGGCGCCAAAATCATATAATCCAGTATTCTGATTAATGTCTATTGGGGTTCTAAAATTTACTACTATATCAACATAACCGCTTTGGTATGCGACTGCGCCTGTAGAATCAATGCCTGGCTGAGCTGGATTTACTCCTGCTGTAAAATTTCCAGAACCACTATGCGGTAAAAAATAAGGATCGCCTACAATCTTTAAATCTAGATCCATCATCTCTTTACCTTTGGTCAATGCTTGGTGAAATACACGAGCTGCTCTGGTGCTGGCGAATTCATTCCCTGAACCGCCTTGGAAATCTGATCCAAACTTGGTCTGGGTGAGACTTGTTTTACGATTTGATGTTACATTATTTGGGTCGGATCCTATGTTGCCTTCAACTACAAGATTGTTAGTACTACCGTCAGCGGTCTTATCCACGCCACTGTTAGCACTAGCCCCTTCTACCTTTCCTGGATTATTTGTAGTAGCATCAGCAGACATTACGTTAGCAAATGCTGCTGAAAAATTTATGCTGAAGTCTAATATTTCAGTATTTTTTCCAGTATAGATATAATTGTACCATTTAATTGCTTGTTTTACTTTTTGTGCATATCCCGGAGATTTTGTCTGCGGTGCATTTGGCAATAGACTTGTGTGTACTTTATATGGAATTACACGATATACTAATAGCTTTGTATAGTATCCTGTAGTTTTTAAATTTGCATCACTAACAAGATACACTTGTGTATCAATATTAAACCATTTACGATTTCCTGCAGAATCGATATTGCCTTCTTTAAATGCTAGTTTAGGATAGCCACTATTTAAAATAGTTTGCACAATGGCATTAGTAATTGTGCTGTCTTGTGGAAATGTTAAAACACCGGTAGTAGGATCAATTTTGATATTTGATCGCACCCACGTCTCTTTAATAGGATCCCATACAGTATTTTCTGCCGCAGGAGCAGCGTTAGGTTTTTTCTCAGGACCAAACTCCATTGAGCAAGCACCAATTTCGTTAACCGCGGTAGATTGAATTAATTGTTGTTTGTCATTTCTTGTTAGGCCTAGTGTTTTATAGATACTACTGTTTGCTGTTAGCGTAAGGCTTTGTGTTGCAGTAACATTAGCCGCCGATGTAGCTAGACTGCTTACACCATCTTGTCCGGCACTAGGTATTTGATCCTGAGTTGGGAATATAATAGCTATTTCGTCTGCATCTTTCAATATTCCTTTTTTAACTAGATCTTGAAATTTAGCATTGACTACAGATTGTAAACTGGTCGGGCTCGATTGCAATACCTCTTGTATTGTTTTACCTTGAACCGCGTGATCTGATTTAAGCTGATTAAACTTAGTTGTTTTTGCATCATGCGACCAATCATATCCTGTGCAATGATATGTGGTTCCTGCTGATGTCACTTTAAATTCAATGTCGGTAAATTTAAAAACAATATATCTGCTAGATTGCGGAACTGTTGACATTGCTCCGTTTTCTTTGGCGCCTACGAATTCAATTTTAAGTAAGAACGGTGATTCTGTATATGCTTGTTCGCCGAGGCGATAAGCAATCGCCTGGACCGACTGTAGGAATAATCCCATACTGTACGGTTCAAGAACATCAAATGTTATATTACCAACCATCATAGACGATCCGTCTTTTTGACCTATAGTATTTTCAATAAGTAGATTGTCAATAAAGAAATCAAACTTACCATATGCTGTTTGAATTCGATTAGTTGGATCAACGTTAGCTGTTTTAGCTAGCAATGGCAGTGTCTGTCCATTAGTATATTGTGTAGGATCGTTTACCTGTGACTTAGTAAGTACTGATAGACTTATAAGATATTCGTAGCTAGCATATGATGCTAAAGGATTAGGTAATGGTACTTGAACTGGAGCTATTGCAGAAAATAAACTAGATACACTACCCAATGCTCCGCTGATCGCAGATACCGGGCCTGAATTTGTTACTGTGCTAACTAGTTGACTAGTTGCGCTCGTTGCTCCTATAATATCTGCCATATTAAATTCCTAACAATATAGTTAAACCGCTTTTCTTTGGAATATAAATTTGTGTACCTGGAACAAAATCAAAAATTGGGTCTTGTAATACATTAAGATTGCGTTGTATAAACACCCACCATAGGGCTGCTGACTGATAAAGGTCGTATGCTAATAAATCTGGTCGGTGACTATATTGACTTTCAATTGTATATAGGAAATCATCTGGATCAGCTGGCACTGGTCTAATTTGCAAAAAGCTAAGATAGTTCTGCACTACCGGTGTAACATAATATGGACTCGTGTTAGTATAAAGTGCGGGCATGATTAAATGTATCCAAATGAATTATTCAAGTAACCGCCAGTGACAAATCTATCAAGACTAAATTTCCTTGCACTTGCACGACTGTAGATTGGTTGTAATGTTACAGTGAAAGTACTCTTAGTTGGCACATGAGCTTGGCCGCCGCTGACTGATCCACCAAGACCAAATGTACCTGCTAGTCCTGCTACTTGGCTAGCGACTCCAAGTAGGCTACTTGCTGTACTTGTTATGTCACTTAATCCACTCAGTCCTGGGATAACTGAACTAAGTCCTGGGATTGTTGCTCCAATCGTGTCTGCTAGGCCTCCAAGACTATCTGTGATACCTTGGATATCTCCTGCGGCACTACCAACAACATCAACAGCTATATAATCACATCCGTTTTCAAGAGTGGACTGAAAGTTTGTAACAACACAAGGAACATTTTTAAAAACATATTGTCCATACCCATTTAAATAAATTACAGGTGGTGGGTTTCCAGCTTTAGGATCACTTCCGGCAAACATTTTTGTTAAACTTCTGCAATAGTGTAGCGCGGCAATCCAATATAGAGCTTGTGTTTTATCTTCAACGTTCATTGGAGCTTGGATTTGAATCGTTCCAGGATCGCTGTTCTTAAACGATGGAAATGTATAATTAGTTTGTGTAACAGGAAGACTGTCATACTTTGCAGATTGATTTATAGTGATTGTTGGAGTGTAAGGAAATACTAAGCCGCCGGCATCAACTAATGGTTTTAATACTGGGCTGTTACCAAATGCAGTCCAATTGGCCATACTTAATTGTACACGCCAATCATTAGGATTAGTAGCAGTACCCGAAAAACTTCCTATCGCCCCTAATATATCGCCAACTGCTTCACCAGCCGCTGGCAAATTAATACTACGGATAGAACTTACTATATTATTTGAATCAAAACTACCAAGGGCTCCTGCTAATCTACCAGCTGTACCGACGGCTGTTTGTACTGCGCCAATGGTGCTTGCTGTTGCAGTAATACCCGAAATTAATCCTTGTCCTAGCGGTGCGTTAGCCATAATTCTTTCCTCTTTGGCAAGTATTTATTTGACTTTATTAACTGCATATATTATAATTGTACTAAAATAGGAATGAATAATGACCGCTAAAGTAAACTACCTAAATAACAAGGATTTACTATCCGAAATACACAAGTCAAAAAACTCATATTGTAGCTTTGTTAAGCCAGAATATCACCAATATGATATAATTTTGTCAAGTGTTGATAAAATCAATATACGCACCATTGCAGAAGCCAAACGTAATAAAGCCAAACGACTCGGCGATGCAGAGTACGCTAGCCGTAAAAAGGCTGGAGAAAAAGTTAAACAAGCAGACTGCGAAGTCGACTATAAAAAGATTCAAAAGCAAGAGTTAATTTTTAGAGTAATGGGCTTTGATCATATTCCTTTAAACAAAACTCGTAAGAAAAATCCAAAGACTCTAGCCGATCATCGTGATAAAGTTAACTTTCCACCATTCCAACACTACAAGTTCAACGATGCAGATGAATTAGAATGTGTTGGTAGAAGTCATTGGAAGGGTTCTTTAGAAAAGGGTAAGTTTAATAAAGATCACGGACAAATCACAGATACCTTAGCACGCATGATGTTAAAATTGTGTGAACGTTATGCTACCCGCGGAAATGTACGTGGCTATACTTACAACGACGAAATGAAAGGACAAGCTATTCTACAGCTAACACAGATAGGACTACAATTTGATGAATCAAAGTCGGACAATCCTTTTGCATATTTTACTGCGGCGGTTACTAATAGCTTTGTTCGTGTTATTAATATTGAAAAGCGAAACCAGAATATTCGCGATGATATTTTAGAAATTAACGGTATGAATCCAAGTTATTCAAGGACAGGTGCCGGAGAACACGAAGCCGCTATGAAACGTAACGCAGATACATCAAGCAGTGAGGAATAATGTCGAATTTATTTAAAAAAGTAGCTTGTTTCACAGACATTCACTTTGGCCTAAAGTCTAATAGCTCTGTCCATAACCAAGACTGTGAAGATTTTGTAGATTGGTACATTGCCAAGGCAAAGGAGGAAGGCTGTGATACAGGTATATTCATGGGAGATTGGCATCATAACCGCAATAGTCTTAATATCACAACTATGGATTATAGTCTTCGGGCATTGGAAAAGTTGGGACAAGCGTTTGATAATTTCTACTTTTTTCCTGGCAATCATGATCTATACTATAAAGACAAGCGAGATATTCATAGTGTTGAATTCGGGAAGTACATTCCCGGGATAACTGTAGTTCACGAACCAGTGACTATCGGTGATGTTACTATGTGTCCTTGGTTAGTAGGAGACGAATGGCGATCAATTGGTAAAAAAGGTGGCAAATACATATTTGGACACTTTGAATTACCTAGCTTCTTTATGAATGCCATGGTACAGATGCCGGACCACGGTGAGATACAACTAGATAGTTTTCAGAATTATGAGCTAGGATTTAGCGGACACTTCCATAAACGTCAGCAACAACGGAATATGATCTATATTGGCAATGCATTTCCGCACAACTACGCAGATGCATGGGATGATGATCGCGGTATGATGATACTAGAGTGGGGAGGACAGCCTGAATATCATAGTTGGCCTGCTCAACCTACATTCCGTACTACAAAATTAAGCGAATTGATTGATCGTGCAGATGAAATTATCTTGCCCAAGCAACATTTACGTGTTACACTAGACATTGACATCAGCTTTGAAGAAGCTAGTTTTATTAAAGAAAAGTTTATCGGCGATTATGATATACGTGAACTTACTTTAATTGCAGAAAAGAAACAAATAGAAATTAATACAGACATTGATATTCAAGCATTTGAATCAGTAGATCAAATTGTTAGCAATCAACTAGTTAGTATTGAAAGCGATACATACGACAAAAACATATTGTTGTCAATTTATAATAGCCTATGATAAAAGTAAAAGATTTAACCGTGAAAAACTTTATGAGTGTAGGTAATCAAACTCAAGGAGTTAACTTTGCCCAAGAAAATCTTACACTAGTACTAGGTGAAAACTTAGATCAGGGCGGTGATGATAGCGGTTCACGCAATGGTACGGGTAAAACAACTATTGTTAATGCTCTAAGCTACGCATTATATGGTATAGCACTTACTAATATCAAACGCGATAACTTAATTAATAAGATTAACAATAAGAATATGCTAGTTACTCTAGCATTTGAAAAGGATGGCAACAGCTATCGTATTGAACGTGGACGTAAACCTAACATTTTAAAGTTTTATGTTAACGATCAAGAGCAAGAAACAGATGAAACAGATGATGCTCAAGGCGATATGCGTGAAACGCAAAAGGATCTAGACGACTTACTAGGTATGAGTCATGATATGTTCAAGCATATCGTAGCATTGAATACCTATACAGAACCATTCTTAAGCATGAGAGCTAGCGATCAGCGAGTAATCATTGAACAGCTACTAGGTATTACACTATTATCAGAAAAAGCAGAAGCTCTTAAAGAACTAGTTAAACAAACTAAAGATGCTATCTATCAAGCTAACGCAGATATTGAAGCTGCCAAGAAATCAAATGAAGGTATTCAAAAGAGCATTGACAGTTTAACTACCAAGCAGAGTGCTTGGAAATTACAACAGAATGCAGATGTTGAAAAAATAGGCAGGGCTATCGTAGAATTGGAAAGCGTAGATATCGATGCTGAGCTTGCGAAGCATGCGGAGCTAAAAGATTTTTCGGAGAAGACAGCGAAGCTGCAAAGCCTGAATAAGGAGAGAGCTACGTTAACTAGCGCGATAGCGCAAGCAGAGCGAAGCGTCACGAAGTATGACAGCGAGCTTATGAAGTTGGCGAATAAGCAGTGCCACGCTTGTGAACAAGAGCTACATGATCACAAACACACTGAGATGGTTGCTTCTGCGGAAGCTCACCTGGCGGAAGCACGCAAGTACTATGACAAAGTCACCGCTGATCTGGCAAAGATCACTAGTGAAATCGCCCTACTAGGTGAGCAAGGGCCCCGGCCGGAAACCTATTATGACACAGTTGAAGCCGCACTCAAGCATCAAAACAATCTAAAACAGCTGGAAACACAAATAACTATCCGTGCAGGCGAAGTAGATCCCTATCAAGAACAGATAGACGAGCTTACTCACACTGCTATGCAGCCTATAAGCTGGGATCATGTCAACGATATGACTCTAATGCGTGAGCATCAGGAGTTCTTGCTCAAGCTGTTAACATCAAAAGATTCGTTTATACGCAAAAAGATCATAGATCAAAACCTAGCTTATTTGAACAATAGATTAACCTATTATCTGGATCGCATGGGCTTGCCGCACTCTGTTATATTCCAGAACGATCTAACAGTACTGATAACACAGCTAGGGCAAGACTTGGACTTTGATAATCTAAGTCGAGGAGAGCGTAATCGTCTTATCTTAGGCTTATCGTGGGCATTCCGTGATGTATGGGAGTCACTGTATCAGTCGATCAACTTGTTGTTTGTCGACGAGCTCATAGACAACGGCCTAGATGCATCAGGTGTCGAGGGCGCACTGGCAGTACTGAAGAAAATGGCTCGTGAACGCAAGAAAAACATATTCTTGATATCGCACAAGGACGAACTAATCGGCCGTGTTAACAATGTGCTTAAGGTTATCAAAGAAAACGGGTTCACTAGCTATGCTAATGATCTCGAAGTTACCGAATAATGTATCCACAAGACGAAGAACTTCATGCAGAGCTAATGGCAGCGTTTCGTGTCTACTTTGAAGCTAACCAGCGTTGGCTAGCTGAGGGCACTAAACGAGCCTGTATGGACACTCGAGCAGCTATGAGTGAAATCAGGCGCATCTGTTCAGCTCGCCGCAAGGACTTGATGAAGTGGCGCGAGTGGAAAGATCTAGCATGGGCAGAAAGAAAACGTGAGCGACTCGCTCAAAAGGCACAGAAGGCAAAGGTGGATCCTGATAACTAAGTTCGATGTCATGGACTTATCAAGATCAACAAGTAGCGGAACTACCAGAAGACTGTGTGGGCTTCGTCTACATCATTACGAATCGCACCAGCGGACGTATGTACATAGGCAAAAAACTAGCAAAATTCAGTAAAACGACCTACAAGACTGTAAAGTTGAAGAACGGCACTAAGAAGAAAAAGAAAATCCGCAGCAAAATTGACAGCGATTGGCGTGAATATTATGGTTCAAGCCCGGAACTAAGCAAGGATGTTGCGCAGTTAGGTCCGGAAAATTTCACCAGGGAAATACTTTTTTACTGTAGAAGTAAGGGAGAATGCTCCTACATTGAGGCTCGTGAACAGTTTAGTCGACGTGTCTTGGAATCAAATGACTATTATAACGGTCATATCCAAGTGCGTGTACATGGTTCACACATACGAAAACTCCAAGAAAACTAGGCATTAAACTACCAAATATTATGGCTATCGCCGGCCTTGTGGGCGCCTTTTAACTGGATCTCGGATCGCAGGGTAAGGAATTTCTGACTGGTAGCAGAGTTATAAATCAGTATCCTTAACAGGACCTCGACGGAACGTGCCTTTAATCTGTTTGATTTATAAGAGAAAATTTTAAACAGGCTAAAAGAAGGGAGAAAAACCCTACGTTGTTATGCATGGTAGCGAATGCGTAGCAACCGCCGTCATATAAAGACTTGGCTCGAGGTACAGGATGACCGCCTCTGTAATGCCATACCGCTACTGTGACAATGTGCAACTCAGATAATGTTGTGTATATTGTTTTGTTTACTTTGCCCGGTCTGGGCAAAGTGTGACTGAACAATCTAGATAATATTTACAGTGCTTCGCACTTTACTATAGTCTAAAGATTGAGATTAGTTCGAGCGAAGTGAAGAACAGAAGAACGCAAGTTCTTCTTATAAGGCTAGATAAATATTCGCATGAAAGTCTATGAAATAATCGCAAATGAAGGAATCTTGGCTAAAGGGCTAGGAGCTCTGAAAGGTCTTGCTAAAAACTCTAAAGGAGTAGCAGCAGCTACATTGCCAGCAGTTGCCAGTGGTAAAACTGATGTAATGGCTAAGACCAGCAAGTTACTTGGGCTATTTACAACACTAGGTCTTGGACTCAGTGTTAATAGATACTTTCAACATATGAAGGCTAACAAACAAGAGTTAGACAGCGGAAGTATCAGCAAAGAAGAATTTGACAGTCGTAGACAAGCTGAAGTAGCAGTCTTAACTGAAAGTATCGTGGCTACCTTGGCAGCACATACTATTACATTGATAGCACTGGGTCCAATAAGACTTATCCTTGGATTCATTCCGGGAACCAGCGGACTGGTTAGCCTACTGCATCTCACAGACGAAGCCGCTGGTGCTGCGGTCATTGCGTATCTTAACACTACCAGTGGCCGTGAACTGCTAGCCAAAACTCTAACACTGCCCATTATTGGTCAAGGTATTGAAACTGTGTTTGGTGCTGGCCCAGAATACATTTATTCACAGCTTGAAGCAGGTATTAGAAGTGCTATCGGTGCTCCACAGAACAAGTATGCTCCGGGCAACTATGATAAGTTTAAAAAACCCAGTACCGGAGTAGACAGTACCAGCGGTGACAGTGCTATTACACTACCCAGCAACGATGCCAGTATCCGAGCAGGATGGCAAGCTGGTTCCGGATTTGCCAAGACTACAGATTAAACCAAGGGCATTTGAGCAGTCTTGCTGGCTTCTAGATTTTCTTTAATTATTGCGTACATGGCTTCTCTGTCATCGCTAGAATAGATATGCAGTAGCTCGTGTAGAGTAACACCCCCACGCATGAACCAGCTTATTCTGCTGAGTTCTTCTTTAAACTGCTTAATTTCTTGTTCTTGCCTAACCAAGTACTCTTCAATTTCTTGGCTCGATAACCTAGTTAGGCGTTGCCGAAAAAATTTGATTGATCCAAGAATACCGAAACAGTGTCCTCAGCGGAACAGGATTCGCAGATGACCTTGTGGGGCGGTGTGTCCCAGGCCTTTTGATTAGCAACAATCTGATCGCGTATTTTTAAAAATACATCCTTGTCCGAGTTTTCAAGCCATTCTTTGATCCATTCTTTTTCTGTAACTATACTGGATCCAGCATGTACTGATTCAATACCTGCACAGTAGATTTCTTTTTGTAGCTCGGCCATTTGTTCAAATAGACCGTTGACAAATTTTTTGCGTTCTTCTTCGTCCTCTATGTCGTTAGCTTGATTCATCTGGCGCTGCAAGGTAAAGTTTTTTTCAGCAAACTGCGATGATACACGATAGCTTAATGGTCGTATATAGACTTTAAATTGATCAAATACTACTTCGTTATCATACTGGCATGTTTTAAAATGATCAATCATAGTGCCAAGATCTAAATCATAATCATTTTCTGTAGAACATTTACTACAGGTATGACCCATGCTGAGCATGTTGCCATAGGTAGCTATACGGATAGCCGCTAGTATTACTTCTAGATCTAAATTGCTGATTTCCCAAGCATCTTTGATATTAGGACAGCAGCTTTCGATCACTGTCACTGTACTTTCGCCTGTGATTAAAGCATCAGGAGTCTTAAGCATGATTTCATCCATTCCAGTCATACCAAATACAGGCATGTGATCCGGATCAACTACTGATCCTGGCGGATTGTAAATGCCTTTTGAAGGTAAACTAATGTAGATTTTAGGTTGTCTAAAATACTTTTGTAATGGATTTGTGGCCATATCGGGCTCCTGATAAATATAACTTATACCCGTGTATTTATATACGCACTTTTTAAGGAAAAAATAATGCCTACCGTAGGAGAGATGGACGCTCAAGACTTTGCAAGAATGAACGCTGATGCATTAAGAAGCGTCCTAGGTAATCGTACAGGTGACACTGGTGGTGGATTTGGTAGTTCAGGACAACAACTTGGCGATGGGCTAGGCGGTGCTATCAATGCTGCTGGTAAATTTGCTACAGGTCAATATGCTGCCGCCGATGCTACACAGCAAGCAACCGCAATGCTCAATAGGATTCCTGTTGCCGGCGGTATAATTTCTAATGCATTTAGTACTGTTGGTAATACAGCACTTACAATGAACCAAGCTCTTAATGATGCTGGTCAATCCGGTGGAAATTTTGGCAATAGACTAGGCGAAGCTGCTGAAGCAGTACTAGGTGCTCGTATGTCGTTCAGCGAATATACCGAGACCATTAGAAAAAATGCAACTACAATAACAGCCTTTGGTGGCACAGTCAATGATGGTGCAAGAACCTTATTAGCTTTAGATAAGGGAGTTCAGGAAACTAATATTGCGAGAACACTGGTAGAAGCAGGAGTTAGCCAGAAAGAAATTAATGATGCTACTCTAGTTTATTATAACAGAGCGATCGGTATTAATAGATTAGACGAAGCGGGTAAACTACAAGCAGCAGAAAGTGCTGCAAGATTCTCCGAAGAGCTAGATAAAAATGCTAGATTGTTTGGTAAGAGTCGTGCTGAGCAACAAAAAGATATTCAAGCACAACAAGATAAAGCAGCAGTTCAAGCCTACTATCTACAACAAGATCTCAAAGGAAGGCAAGCATTTAGTGACATGCAGGCAGCAGTAAGTCCGATGGGTCCTAAATTTATGGACATGGCTACTGAAATAACTTTATATGGACAAGTGCGTAGTCAAGATAGTAGATTGTTACAATCAGCTTTAGGACAAGCTGGTATCGATTTTCAAAATGCAGTATTAGAACAGAAAAATGCAAGAACCGATGAAGAAAAGAAACTAGCAAACGAACATATGGCAACAGCTAGACAAGCAGTTGATGCTAGGATGGCCACAAAGGAATTTACTAATCAAGCTATGCAAGCTGGAGTAACTAATAGTAAATCTGCTCAGGTGTTTAGTGAAGCTATTGCAGGCAGCAGAACACTATTAGCAGACAGAGCTGCATTTGAGCAGGCAGCAGAAGAAGTACGCCAAGGCAAATTAAAAGCCGGTGACGATGCAGCATTTCAACTTAGAGTAAAACAAATAAATGACGAAAAAGCTGCTAAAGCCAAAGATGAACTAGCAGGCGCCGCTGGCGGTAAAAAAGATCCAGCGGCCGCAGTAGGTCGTACTCTAAATGATGTTAATGGTACACTAAAGGATTTTAGTGCTGGCTTTGGCAAGACATTAAATGCAACTTCACTTAAAGTTGGAAAAGAAATATCCGATGCAGGATCACAGCTTGCTTCGGCTATTAGGAATGCACTACATCCTCGTACAGCTGACGAAGCTAACCGAGTATTTGACATTAACAAAATTGTTCCAGGTAGTGCAAGTCCTGCAGCCCGCGGAGATTATAATCCAGCTAATCCTCCTAAGAAATTAGCTTCGGGTACCATGGGAAGTTTTGGAGATTTCTTCCACGACTTTGGTGCAGAAAGTATAGACACATTCAAACTTCATGGCAAAGAAATGGTACTTCCAGAAAATCAACTGCCGCAGTTTATGCAACAGTTTACTAGTCAGATGAAGGACAAGATTCCAAATCCGCAAGACATGATGAAGCAGATGCAAGGTGGCATGCAGGTTCCTTCAGAAATTTCAAATATGGTAAAATCGAGTGCAGCTTCTGCTCAAACCATGAATACAATGCCCTCAAACAGTGGATCAGTTACTCTAGATGTCCTGCACGATGATCTACAACGCTTAAATAAGAGCATCGAACAAATGGTAGCACATACCGAAACGTTAAAAGATAATTCGGGTAGACAAGTTAAAGCCACTAGGGCTATGGCCGGTAATAAGTTGGCCTAAAGGATAATACATGAGTTGGAAAAAGTACTTTTCACCAGCACCTATTAGTAGCGGTGCACTAAGTCCAGTTAATGGAATGAATTCTACAGGCAGCCGTCCTGGCCCAGCTCGATCAAATTATTCAAGCTACTTACCAGATGTGTATGCCGGTGCACCAAATCGTTCAGAGCGTTATGCACAATACGAAACAATGGACTCAGATCCGGAAGTTAACGCAGCTCTAGATATCCTAGCAGAATTTTGTACACAAAAGAATAAAGACGGTAAGACTCCGTTTACTTTATTCTATCGCCATAAGGCAACTAATTCAGAAATACGTATCCTAGGTGAATATCTACAGCAATGGGCCAAGCTACAACGCTTTGATACTCGTATTTTCCGTATGGTTCGCAACGTATTCAAGTACGGTGATGCATTTTTTATTCGTGATCCTGAAACACAAAAATGGACCTATGTAGATCCAACTAAGGTTACAAAAGTAATCGTAAATGAAAGTGAAGGCAAGAATCCAGAGCAGTATGTAATTAGAGATCTAGCACCAAACTTCCAAGATTTGATCGCTACAATGATCACTCCTAATGTAAATCCACGCATACCTAATGGTGGTATTGCTACAGGTGGTTCATACCTAGGCCAAGGTGGTGGTAGTGGCGGATCAACTGGCAGTGCTTACCCAACAAGTAGTACAGGTAGTCGCTTTACTATTGGACAAACAGAGCATGCAGTAGATGCAAAACATGTGGTACACCTTAGTTTATCAGAAGGGTTGGACAACATGTTCCCGTTTGGTAATAGCCTGTTGGAAAATATTTTTAAAGTTTACAAACAGAAAGAACTGCTTGAAGATGCTATTCTAATCTATCGTATACAACGTGCCCCAGAGCGCAGAGTGTTCCATATTGACGTAGGTAATATGCCAGCACACATGGCTATGGCCTTTGTTGAACGTGTTAAGAACGAAATACATCAACGCCGCATTCCATCGCAAACTGGTGGTGGACAGAATGTCATAGACAGTGCGTATAACCCGTTGAGTATCAACGAAGACTACTTCTTTCCAACAACAGCAGAAGGTCGCGGCAGTAAAGTAGATACCTTGCCCGGTGGTACAAATCTTGGTGAAATTGACGACTTAAAGTATTTTACTAATAAATTGTTCCGTGGTTTGCGTATCCCATCAAGCTATTTGCCAACAGGTGCAGATGATAGTCAAGCTAGTTATAATGATGGACGTGTAGGCACTGCTTATATTCAAGAGCTACGCTTTAACAAGTATTGTGAACGCTTACAAGCACTAATCACTGAAAAATTTGATCAAGAATTTAAGATGTATATGTTTAGTAAAGGTGCTAATATTGATCCTAGCCTCTTTGAACTTCGCTTTAATCCACCATTAAACTTTGCATCAAGCCGTCAAGCATCTTTAGATACAGAACGTATTAATACATTTAACACCATACAAGCAGTGCCGTTTATGAGCAAACGCTTTGCACTCAAACGCTTCTTGGGCTTAACCGATGAAGAGATTGCAGAAAATGAACGTCTATGGGGCGAAGAGACTGGCAAAGGTGAACCTACTGACACTGATGCATCAGGCGAACTACGCTCTGCAGGTCTGTCAGCAGCAGGTATTGAAGCTGATTTATCTTCAGCATCAGACACTAGCGCACCAGAAGACATGCAGGGAGAACCAGCAGAAGGCGATGCTGGCGTAGTTCCTCCTATTGCACCAAGCCCAACATCAGCACCAGCAGCATAAATATCAATATGATTCTACGCGAACTATTCTATATAGATCCAGATACTAGACGCACATCTAACGATATGCGTTATGAACCTCACCTTGATTCAAGCACTATGCATCGTAATGATACACGTAAAACTAGACTAACTCTGCGTCAAATTAATGAATTACGCAAGGCTAGCGAAGCACACATATTAGAACAGGAACAGGAACTAGACTTTATACATTCAATGTATTTTACACCCCCTGCACCCGCAGCATAACTATTTTTACTAAAAAATCTGTCGTTTTGACGGTATTTAAGGTACTATTTTACATTTAGGCGTAAATATCTTACAGCCTTGTATAACCATCATTCACAGGAGAACTAACAATGACTGACCGTACTAATTTTGAAGCCATGCTTGAGGCATTGATCAACGAAGATCAAGAAACAGCAAAAGAAATTTTCCACAATATCGTAGTAGCTAAATCACGCGAAATCTATGAAGAACTTCTAGAATCCGATTTCAGCCAAGACCAAGGAAATCCTTACGAGAAGCATGAAGAAGAGGAAGAAGAGTCTGCTGAAGAAGAGGAAGAAGAAGGCGAAGAGGAAGAAGAAGGTGAAGAAGAATCAGGTGACGAAGAAGGTGAAGAAGTTGGCGGCGATGAAGGCGACGACTTTGTAAGCGACGTTTCTGATGACGAAGAAGGTGAAGAAGGTGAAGAGCACGGTGATATGGAAGATCGTGTTATGGATCTAGAAGATGCCTTAGAAGATCTAAAAGCAGAATTTGAACAACTAATGGCTGATGAAAATCACGAGCCAGAGCATCATGACGGTATGGATGATCCATCATTTGGCGGCGAAGAGCCAGCAGGTGACGAGCAAGGTAGCGAATTAGATCACATGGGTCTAATGGAATACGTTAACAAAGTTCCAAGTCCAAAGCATGGTGACAACGGTGCTAATACTAAATCAATCGTAGGCCCAGGTAACAACATGGGTGGCACAACAGCTAATATCGTACGTGGCGATGTAGAAGTACATGGCGATGCAGGTGTTAAAGCTGGTGGTACAAAAGGTGGTTTATTAAAGCCAACAACAACATTGCAAGATGGCGGCAACATTAACAAGCCAGGTGCAAATGCAGGTAGTACAGCATTTAAAAAGAAAGAACCAGGACATGGCGCTGAGAAAAAAGGTGCTAAGCCAGGTGATATGATAGGCGCAGGCACAGGTGATTTAGATCGCAATGGCGAAGCTAATACACAAAGCGTGTTACGTCCTTTCAAGAAGAAATAATTTTAGGCAAATAGATGCTCTACTTACGTGAGAATTTAAGTTTCGACCAAGCTAAAATGATCGTCGAGTCTGACGACAAAGATGGGAAGAACTTGTACCTTAGCGGTATCTGTATACAAGGTGGTATACGTAACGCTAACCAACGAGTTTACCCTGTGAGCGAGATTGGCAAGGCTGTCAAAACCCTTAATGATCAGATTCAAAACGGTTATTCCGTACTTGGTGAAGTAGATCATCCAGATGACCTAAAAATTAACCTGGACCGTGTGTCACACATGATAACAAATATGTGGATGGACGGTCCTAACGGTTACGGTAAGATGAAAATTTTACCTACACCAATGGGACAACTAATCCGCACCATGCTTGAAAGTGGTGTGAAATTAGGCGTATCGAGTCGCGGATCTGGAAACGTCAAAGAAGACGGTTCCGGTGAAGTATCAGAATTTGAGATTATCACAGTAGATATGGTAGCTCAACCTAGTGCCCCTGGAGCATATCCAACACCAATTTATGAACACCTGATGAACAGTCGTGGTGGTTATAATGCCTTACGCATAGCGCAGGAAGTTAAGGGTGATCCAAAAGCACAAAAATATCTCAAAGAGAGTTTATTAGCAATAATAAACAAACTCCAATAATAAGGAGAATCACATGTTGGATGCATTAAAACAATTATTTGAAAACAATGTGATTTCAGAAGAGATCCAAGAGTCAATCGAAGCAGCTTGGGAGTCACGCATTACTGAAGCCCGTGAAGAAGTTGCACATCAATTACGCGAAGAATTTGCTCAAAAGTATGAGCACGATAAGGGTGTAATGATCGAAGCCATCGACCAGATGGTAACAGATCATTTATCAGCTGAAATCGTTGAGTTCGCTGAAGATCGTAAAGCACTAGCTGAAATGAAAGTTAAGCTAGCTCAAGAAAAGAAGAAGACAGCGGCTGTAATGAAGGAATTCGTTACACGTCAACTAGCTTCTGAAGTTGCTGAGTTGCATGAAGATCAAGTAGTCATGGCTACTAAATTCGGTAAACTAGAACAATTCGTTGTAGAGGCTCTAGCTCAAGAAATTACAGAATTTGCACAAGATAAACAAGATTTGGCTGAAACCAAAGTACGTTTGATCCGTGAAGGAAAAGAACAACTAGCTAAGGTAAAAGCTCAATTTGTGCAACGTGCTGCTGAGAAAGTCGAGCAAGTTGTTAGTGAAGGACTACGTTCTGAACTACACAGCTTGAAAGAAGACATCGATGCTGCTCGTCGTAACGATTTTGGACGTAAACTATTTGAAGCATTCGCTAGCGAATATCAAACTAGTTACCTAAGCGAGAAGTCCGAAACTGCAAAATTACTCAAAGTTATAGACTTGAAAGAGTTAGCTGTATCAGAAGCCCAACAGGCTGCTGAGCAAGCTGCTGCTCTATTAGAAAGTAAAGAAGCAGAGATTGCGCAACTAAAAGAAGCGCAAGAGAGAAAAGAAATCATGAGTGAGTTGCTTGCTCCGTTAAATTCAGAGCAACGTGAAATCATGGGTGAGTTAATGGAGAGCGTGAAGACATCTAGACTAAACGAAAGTTTTGAAAAGTATCTTCCATCAGTTATCAATGGTAACGGAAAAGCTCCGCAGAAGAAACAGGCACTATTAGAGGCTAAAGAAGTAACCGGAAATAAGATTTCCAACACCAAACATAGCAGCGAGGACGAAGGTAATATTATCGATATCCGTCGCCTAGCTGGACTAAAATTCTAAGGAGAATATTAAATGTCAGAACTATTAAACGGACGTTGGGCAGAAACTAAGGAAGCCCTATTAGAAGGCTTACAAGGCACAAAAAAATCAGTAATGGGAGTTACACTAGAAAATACTCGTAAGTATTTGATGGAAAGTCCTACAGCTGGTGCTACTTCTGCTGGTAACGTTGCAACACTAAATCGCGTGATTCTTCCAGTAATCCGTCGCGTTATGCCAACCGTTATTGCTAACGAGTTGTTAGGCGTACAACCAATGACTGGTCCTGTGGGTCAAATCCACACTCTACGTGTTCGTTACGCAGATAGCTTTAGTGGATCTGGTAGCCCAAGCACAGTAGCAGGTGAAGAGGCACTAAGCCCATTCAAGATTGCTGAAGGTTATTCAGGAAGCGCAGCTGGTAAGGCTACAGCAACAGCTTCTTTAGAAGGCCAACCTGGTAACAGATTAAGCATTCAAATCTTGAAACAAACAGTTGAAGCTAAGACACGTAAATTGTCAGCTCGCTGGACTTTTGAATCAGCACAAGATGCTCAAGCCCAACAAGGTATT